ATCAGATCTAACGATATACTTCTCTAACATATCAAAACTTTTAAGATAAGTTTTTTGTAATTCTGCATATTCAGCAATTTCACCAAGAGTCATTTGAATTCTTTTCTTATTTAAGTCAGTTATAATTACTGGAAAGTTGGGATCTGATTCTTTAAATCCTTCCAATCCCTTACCCAATAATTTTCGTGCCATTTCTATTAAGTAACCCCATTCAAGAGTAGGGTAATATGCACAATTAACACTATAATGAGATCTTGGATACTTTCTAACTCGTATCCATCCTACCCATAATATTCTCTTAATTATTTCTTCTCTTGCTTTTCCTTCAAATCCAACTGGTTCACCATACTCTTTAAATTTATTTCTTAAATCATTAATATCTAAACCAAATTTATCAGCATTCATTATTAACTGTTGAATATGACTTTCTACGGAACCCAATACTTCACCTTTAGGTGAAATCCAAAAGGCAAATGTTACATTTGCCTTTTTCTCATTAATATATTGTTTAAATCTAGACATTTATTCCCCTTTGTTACATCTAGTGCATGGAATAATAACTCCTAGTATTGCAACATGTTTTATATATTCATTTACTCATATTATTCCATTTCTTCAGATAATAATTTCCAATCTTTATTTGCTAATATAGAATTTCCCCATCTTCCCATATTACTAGATAATGGTTCTACTTCTTCACTTATATTCTTTAATACAAATGGTCTACCATTAACTCTAGTCATGAATTCACCACTTTGACCAAATATAGGATTTTTTAATTTTTCCACTTTATGATAACCGGGATAACCATTTGGACAATGATTAGTTCCAATTAACATTCCCATATCTGCACCTTTAGAAATGAACATAATACTATCTTGTTCAAATTCTTCACCTAACTTCATTAATTTATTCTTTAAATTACCTTTATCTTTGATATCAACTACAAAAAATACTTCTTCTCCTACTTCTTTAGCATCATTAGTCCCATAATTTTCGATATAACTACCTTTAACCTTAGTAACAGAATATCCTTCCTTTCTAAGATTAGCAAGTAATATTTTGTTTCTTGCTTTATTTTGTTTCTTAGTAATATTAGGACCATTACCACAATCTTCTGCATCTCTAAATGCAGTAATAGTTCCAGTATCATGTTCTAACATATGTTGTCTAAGTCTTGAAAGACTAGATTCATGTAAATAATTTTTAAATTTCATATAATTCTCCACTTAAATATATTTCTTATATTTATAAAGAGACTTAATTACAAGTTTCATTCTGTCTCTGCCTGAAGGATTAGCGGAATGAATATTGATATCTGGTATATCCCATCCTTTTGTTATAATCTGTTCTTCTAACCATGTCAATGCATCATATCCTGTTTCATCTGTTCCTAAATCATGATCAAGTGAGATTTCATCAATATAAGGATAATATTCTTTATATATCTCTTTGAATTCATTTACAGTTCTTACAACTATCCAATTCTTACCTTTAGGATTTCTTTCATCATCGAGATATATTTTCATAATTATTCCTTCATGGTTCTTATCTTAATCAATTCTTCAACATATCCATATATATGAGCACCATCTGAATAACATAACATAGGACCAACATCAACATTTATTTCATCTGCCATATATTTTTGTAATACTGATAATCCAGATAAATTAGCAGGGAATCCACCTCATAAATCTCATGAACGAAAATATGGAAAGAAAATTAAATAGTTGTCTTTAATTTTACATTTAATACTTCTAAGACAAGGTGGATCATCTAACAAATAATCATTTGATTCAGCTACTTGTAATATTGCTTGATTAGTATTAGGAGTATTATATAATAATTCACATATAGGATTTATTTGTTTAGTTAATCTGCTTCCATAAGTATATTCTTCTCCTGGTTCTATATGTTCCGTCATTATATATGGTAAATATTGTTCAATGTAACCATTTTCAACAGGATTAGGAATACTTAAATGAGCAGGTATATCAGGTAACATTGTATCTCAAGGCTCTTTATATGTATGTTTTATGAAACAACTCATAAAATCATATTCATATCTAGATTCACCTACAAAAGAACCTTGTTGTATAACATAATTGTTACCATAATCCAGTATATGGTATATTAATTGAAATCAAGCGTCTGGAATATCAATAGCATTAATATGAATTGGTTTTAACATGTGTTCTCCTTTATTTAATAATCCCCATATGTTTTAATGTATGACTATGTTCTCTGAAATTTCCAGTTTCAGCACAATCACTGATTACACTAACAGATTCTTCATCATTTGTCAATTCATCTATATCTTCTTCATATTTTTCATCATTTTCTAATACCCTCTTCATCATAACACAATCACGCCTCATTTTATCAAAATTAAATGAAATCAATGAGTTAACAAATCCCACACTATGTCTTACTTGATGTCAATCACTTCAAGAATTCCATAATTTATAACCACGTTCAGTTTCCCAATCACCATTAACATCATGTTTATCTGTACTAATAGTACATCCACTTTGTATAGAAGGTAAATCTTGTTCTTCACTCATCCTAGCAACAGTATGATTAACTAAATTATGATATATAGATCCAAGTGCTGGTGAATAATTCTTTCTAGGATCTGTTGCAGCTGGATAAGCACCATTAACTACAACTATACCAGGATTCGTTATTTGGCATAAACAAAGACCAAATAAAAATTCAGCAAATGATAATATTCCTATACCATATAATGTTGCTGGACCAGTTAAACATGTCATAGGCATACTTGTTAAATAAATCGGTATCCCTTCTTTGACACATTTAAAGAATATATCAATATTATTTTTAATATCATTAACTACAAGTGGAGATCTAATAATAGAATGAGTCGTACATATTTTTCCACTAATGTTATGTTCTAATTTTGTTCTTCATATACCATCATTAGTTTCTACCCTTAAATAAATATACCCATTATAATATTTTCTTATTACATTAATTTGTTTAACCTCCTCTAATGATGTTAATTTTGCACCAGCACCTCTAAACATAAATGGCAAGTTAAATTCATTTGAAATTCTTGCCATTTCACCAATATGAGTATCTATACAAGGAGTTACATAATCATCACCTTGTTCTATATAAGCGGCTATTCCACCGTTACCAAATGATCTATCAGGAACTGGAAACTTAGATTTGGAAGGTGTAGCATCAAGACATATCTTTACCAAATCTCTTGTAATATGCAATCTATTTGTAATAGTGTCATAACCTGCTAATTGAGTTGAATCAAATTTATCTATAATATTTTGATTAACACAATATACTCCTACTTCTTCGAGAATCCTACAACTATCATCAAACATTAATTTAGTTATACTATCGGACATATTTTTTAATCACCCCATCCAATAAAATTTTTGCTTCTTCAGTACTTAAAATTTCCCTTTTACAATCTTCACATATCATTCCTTGTACATGTTCCCAATATGTACAATTATTATTACCACAAAATATACATTTCTTATTAAGTAAACGTTGGCATCTTAAACAATATTGATTATCACTTTTATTGTTAAAATTTATTAACATAGTAACTCCACAATTTCTACATTTAGTTGTTAGTTCGATCATAACTATTCTCCTTTTTTTATTATTTATGTTATGCAGTATTATAATCCCTATGGGATTATTCAGGATATGAGGACATATCCTTCATCACAATGTAATATTAACTAATCTATTGTATAATATTATCCTTCCTTTGTCTCTTGTTAAGAGACAGTCTAACAAACTCGCCTAGTTTTGTCAAGTAAAAATTTTATAAGATTTTATTTAGATTTTTACCTGAGATATTATTATACAAACCTTCAACTACAATATTATCTTGATTATAAACCCATTGTTTTAATTCTTCTAAGGTAGGAAAGGATTTTGATTCACCTTTAATATCATTCTTGGTGTATACAACAACATATGGATTATCAAATTTAGACTTCCATACATAATATCCTACAGATTTTTTAGACATGAGATACCCCTATTGAGTTAGAGGTTATTGGAAGGGAGTAAAGAAATGGTTTAAGAGTAAATAATTGCTAGATATGATAAATAATCATTCATTTCTTTTTCTATTTGATGTAATAAATAATCATTTACATCTAAACATTCATCTAATGATGCAGAATCAACCCAAGCAGGTTCATCATTACATATATATGGCTCTTCATTATCATCTTCAAGAATACACCAAAAATTAATTGCTTTATCAAAATCATATAAATCACACATAACATATCCTTTGTTAAAAGGGAAGGGAAATTTCCCTTCCCTTTATATTTTAGGCAACTACCAATTCAGTATTTACCTGTTTACGGGCTTCATTTACATCAAAGGATTGGAAGTCATTTATTAATGATTCAATTCTTTTGTGTGCATTTGAGAAGAGATGAGATCCAGATTTAGCCTTGGTATGATGAGAAGCAATGGCAGTCAACACATTATATGCACCCCATCTGGTTTCATCCTCATTAAACCTATTCATAATTGGATCATAGTACCCTTTAAGATTTTCCTTCATCTTATCAGACAACTTTTTTCTGGTATCAATGAATAAATTAAACTCATCTTTACCAAACTCTTCCTGGGACCAATCTTCCCAAACCTTGGTTTTATTCCAGAAAGTCTCCAACTTATCCTCAAATTCACCTCTGATTTGATTAATGATCCCATCACGGATATGAGGAATGGATACAGATAACTCATTTTTCCATCCCATCAGACCATTCTTACATATCAACCGAAACGCTTTGATATTGAATCCAACTGATTTTTGTCCGGTATATCCATTAAAGATTTCTATCATTACTTTACAATGGTCTTCACCATTAATAGAGAACACATAATTATCATCATTCAGAATAATTTGGCGTGCCCATTTTCCAGTTGTTCCATTCAAATGATCAATGACTGATTCAGTTTTAATATCAGCAAAAGCCTCATTGAAGACTTCTGCCACTTCATTATTTTCAACTAATTTGTAATTTTTACCTACTTCACCAACTATCAGACCCAACTCAGGGTTAATAAGGGCATCCTTTGAAGTACGAATTTTTTTACCATTGAATTCTGCGAACATAGGTTCACGAACAACTTCAAAAAAAGGATTGTATTGTTGTACATTACTCATTATAAGAATCTCCTTGATTTGTTTTTATTAACCTTCCCTGACTGACAAGAACAGACTATCAAAGTACCCTGCCCTTGTCAAGAAAAATTTTGGGGATGTTTTTTAAGTTGAGAACATCCCAAAACTCAATTTTACTTATCTATACTCTATGTTGATTATAGAACTCATCTTAAAGGATCGTTCCTTATTTTCGTAATGATCCCAATAATAGACCATCTTTGCAGTAGTTCTAATCACTTGGAACCTTCCAATCCTTGTCTTGGATACGACCCAAACATTAAAATCCCAATAATAACGGTGTGGGTTAAGATATTCCTTATTTTTTTCTTCCCTGGATTTGTCTTGTTTCTTTTTATATTCTTTATTGTTATTCTTGTAAGAAGTATACCTATTATAAATTGTGTTTGCCTTTGCCTTCTGATTAACAGGTGCTTTACCAATAACCTTGATATCTCTCAGTTCAGTATCCAAGGTAGGAATGAAAAAGTGATACAACTTATTATTGTTAATATCCACCATGAATACTTTATATTGACCAGATCTCTTACCTTTTGCATTTTGAATATCAACTATAACTGCTCTTTTTGTGTTGTGATATATTACAACATTACCAATTTCAAAATGATAAGTTTTTGTTTCTTTGTTAAAGGTATAGTTCTTTGAAGGTGTGACCAATCCCCAATCAACTGCATAACTGAAAAGGACAGATGGGTTATTCCTGTTCCTGGTAACAATTGCCATCTTCTCACCAGCATTAGTAATATGTGGGTTATGGTCAGGGTGAATTAGTTTGACTAATTCTGTGAAAGTTATTGTGTCCATCAACTAATCCCCTTGTTTGCTTTGTTCCCCCAATCAACAGAGTCCACTATACATAAAACCTTTGATGCCGTCAATACCTGAAATCATTGAAGATACAAATACTTGGTTGAAATCATTGAAAAACTTTTTTCTTCAAATATATCAATAAGATAAAGACAAAAATTTTTGATGAAGGATTTTGGTGGGTTGTGAATAATAAGTAAAATTATATAAATTCTAATATAGATATATTGAGATATCTCAATATTAATAATATTAAAATCCATATATAATGATATAATGATATAAAGATTTCTTGATATAGTTATTAAGTTGATAATAACTGACAAATTTTGTCACTTAAAAACACTGTTTTTTCCCTTGACACCTTAATTATAAGTTATTCCCTTATATCCTATTGAAATCATTGAAAATCCTCAAATTTTCCCTCTGACATTGGATTAAGCATCCCCAACCTCATATACCAGGAGCAGGTTAATCATCCAAAATTTGGCCTGTGAGAGGGGTCTGTGAGGATTTGGGGTCTTGGCCCCCATGCCTGTAGGGTTTGAATATTCCAAATTTTTTTATCCAATGAAAACAAAAACTTATAAAAAGATTCAATGATTTCAAGTATTGACAGTTGGTGGGCTATTGGGTATTGTGTTCTTGTCTTGAGGGGAAAAGGGTCATTGAGTAAATTATTTAACAAGGATATGACAACTTAATAAGTTAAAAAGAATTTCAAATTTCTCATTGACAAGGGCAGAATCCTTTGATAGTCTGTTCTTGTTGGTCAGGAAAGGAAAACAAATCAAGGAGATTAGTTACATGATTAAACCTAACACAAGTTATGAGGGGCAAGGGGTCAAGGTCATGATTGAAGGTAAGGAATACCCTTTAATCAGGACCACAGCCAAGATGGCCTTCTATGATGTGGATGGTAAGGAAAAGAGGATTTCACTTAAAAAAGTTAATACTCAGGATTCAGATAGTAACTCAAAGAAGGGTAAGAAAAGTAGGAAAAGTAATAAAGTAAGTGATTCTAATTCTGATCGTAAAGGACCAGTAGGTAATGGGAATTTTGGTGGGCACATGCCTAATGTTCCTGAATCCTGTACTCATAGTAGGGTGTTTGTAGATGATAAGGGTGTCAGGTGGATTGACAATCAAATTTGTAATTCTTTTTGTAAAGTAAAGAAGTGTGATCGGTGGCGTGAATACAGGAAGGAGACAGCAGGTAAAGTAAAGTAAGGAGATTAGTTTATGTACATTCCAATGATTACTGAACTTATTAAGTCATTCTTTACTGAATCTGAATACTGGGAATTTATTCAAGAAAATAAATTAAATGATGAAGTTGATAATTTAACAAAAAATGATGATTAATCTTCAAATTTTTCTTGACAAGGGCAGGGTACTTTGATACTCTGTTCTTGTCAGTCAGGGAAGGAGAACAAACAGGAGGTCAAATGTCCAGGTCTTACAAGAAGGTTCCTATTGTTGGTAATATAGGATGCAAGTCTGAGAAAAAGGATAAATCAATTGCCAACCGTATGGAACGTAGGATAGTTAAGAACTATATCAACTCTGGATATGATGTTCTTCCTGATAAAAGGTCCATCTTTAATCTTTATGATATGAATAAGGATGGGAAGAATTATAATCATAATGTTGAACCCAAAGAAATGAGGAAATAAATTATGTTGACTCAAGTTACCATTTTTATCATTGACACAAATCCTTTTGAGTGGTATTCATTGGGTCAGACATTCACCGCAATCAAGGTTATGGATAAAGATGTGAGAGTTAAATTAGAACAAATAAGACATCAAATTGATAAATTGCTGAATTAAGAAGAATTAACGTTTATTGGTACTGTGATTGGCTATTATAAGAATTATGCCACTTACGTGAGAGCAGTGAGAAGGGACTACACTTAAAACTTTAAGGAGAATTTGTTATGAAGAATTACATTGTTGAACACATCAGGGATAAGAAGAGAAATCCTTATGCAACGTTAGTTGGTTATTATCACAATGGAAATGTTTTTATTGGTGATGCAAAATGTAACAAGAAATTTGATACATTCCAGAAGAGTAAGGGTGTAGAAATTGCTTTAAATAGAGCAATGAAATATATTAATATTTCGAATAATAGTATTATCTATTCTGACTGGAATGAACTGATTGATGATGAAGTAATTAAATTTGGTAAGAGATGTAAAAAATACTTTAAAACAAATCAAATTTTCTATAATCCTAGATTTGAATTCATTGATTCTAGTGTAATTTTAATTTTTATTATTGAGACAGATTAATGAGTAATACTTGGTTTACGTCAGATTGGCATTTCTTCCATGATAATATTCTTAAATATGAGAAGAATAATAGACCATTTAATAATATTAAAATGATGCATAACAAAATCATTGCTAACTATAACATGATGGTTAGCAATGATTTTGTTATGTATTAGGTGATATTGCAATAGTTAATAACTCTAACTTAAATAAGTTAGATAAAATTATTAATTCTTTAAATGGTAGAAAAATTCTCATATTGGGTAATCATGATGAAGGAATGCCATTTCGTTATTTGAAAATGGGATTTGAATCAGTTCATACATCTCTTGAATTGAATGAATGGAAACTTGTACATGATCCTGCATGGGCAATAATGCAGAAGAATAAAACACACATTGTAGGACATGTGCATAGTTTATTTAAGATACAAGGAAATTGTATAAATGTGGGAATTGATGTTAGAAATTTGTTTCCAGTAAGTCTTGAAACATTATTAGAAGAAGAAAAGGGACTGTAATTACAGTCCCTTTTTCAACTATTCAAAAAATTCTTCTCATTCAGTTTTTATTTTTAACTTATCAATATCTTCTTTAGTAATAACATCTTTATTCATTCTATCTATAATATTTTGAACCGCTGGAATACCATATTTCAAAGCTAAATCCATAACTTGTAGAATTAGATTTACTTCATGTTTATTCATTTTCTTACTCCTTATTAATTAACTCTGACAAACTAATAATTCTATCTATCAATGTGTCTGGTACATGAACTCCTTCTATATACTTATCCATAATTATTTCTAGAGTTCTAGTTTCTTCTGCTAGTAAACTTACCAGATGTAATACTTTGTCTTTGTTATAAACTTTTCTACCTTCATTTAGAGCATCATACCATATTTCAACTTCTTTTTGAAGTTTATTATTATAAATTTTATGGTTTACTCATATAACACCAATTTCATCTTTTTGATCCTCATTAATAAGATCTCTTTGTAACAAATCATTAGTTACATTACCAACAGTAGTACTTAATTCCTCAGAATAATCAAGTAATGTATAAGCCAATACAAAATCTTTTGATAACTGTTCCCCTTTTTCAGTTGATACATCTTTTGGTAAACATCCAAAGGATGTAATCACAAAACTGATACAAAACATCATTATCATAACTTCTTTTAATTTCTTCATAATATCTCCTTATTTGTTTTTCTTTAATAAAAATTCTGGTAAAAATTTTGAATTAAAAAGTTGAACCATTTTTAATTTAATTTTTGGTAATTTTGGTCTTCTTTGTGTAATTTCATTCCAGGTATGTAAAAAGTCCTCAATATCCTTCTCTTCAATAATGAACAATGATATGTGTGGAATCATTCCACCTTCAAATACTTTAACATCACTTAATTCATTAACAACTAAATCATGGGCAGTTTTATATTGTTCATTTTTCTTCATTTCTATAGTTATGAAATATTTACCTACATACTGACCATATAATAATTTTAATCTTTTAGGATTCATTATAAAATTTGAAGGTAATCGTTGCATTAATCTAACCAATTTAGGTTTAGTATATGTACCAGTAATTTGTGCTACGGTTATATGAGGAGAATTATTCTGTTGATATGGAATATTAAAATGATCTAACCAACTCTTAATATATTCTATGGTTTGATTAATATCAGATACATTAACTTTGTATCCAATCATAGTTCTAGACATCTTCTTACCAGTAACCTTATTAGTTTTTTCTTGTATAAATTTATAAAATCTCATAGTATTCTACCTACTTAAATATTTGTTTGTTTTCATCTCATTTTGAATGAAGAATTTCTAACTTACTCATATTTACATAATAATATTTATCACAATTAATTCACACCTCATAATTATTATAGTAAGCATCATCAAAACTTCTATCGGTCACAAAGTATTCTTCAAATGATAACTTTAAATAATTAGGGTTTTCATCACTTATTAAATAATCACTTATTGCATCATAATCTCATCCTGTTCTCTTATCTTCTATATTAGCATCATCAGATCTAATAAATGTGTAAGATATATTCCCAATTGGGAATATATAGCATATAGAAGATCCAAATAAAATTAACTTATTTGGATCTTTAGCATTTTTACACATTACAGACTTATCTCTTCTATTATGGCCATTTTGTTCTAATCAAGTATTCAATGCATTAGCTTCAGAAGCAATCATTCCTTGGGGTTTTCTATTTTTTCTTACATTTTGAATATCTATAAACTGATCACCTTTTGGAGTCATACCTCTAACTAAAGGAGATTTACCCTTAATCAATTTAAGATATGGTTTGCATCACTTCTTTACATTATCATTAAATTCTTGTAAATCATTGTTTAAATCAATTATGTCTTTTCCAACTTTAACTTCTTCAACTTCATTTAAAAATTTATATAATCTCATAATTAAATTCCTATAATAATATTATTACTCCCTTAACTAATAACAATATTACTCCTAACATTATAACAATGTTTATTAATACTTTAACAGCATTTCTTTTATCAATTTCATCTGTAACATTAGCAGTTTTAAATACTCCACCCATTCTTAGTAACCATTCCAATCCTTTATACAACATAATACAATTCTCCTTATGCTGATTTTATACTTTTAATAAATTTAACTACTTCATTACTCTTGATACTTGTTAATACACCTTCTAAAGATGCAAATGAAATATTGGATAATGACATATGTTTAGCGACATGTAGGATACTCTTACCAGTTGCTACTCCACCTAATATAGCAAATCCAAATATAATTGTATAAAATACAACCTCTGTTGCTTTCTCTTGTCTTCCTTTATCTGTGATTCCAGCAGATTTAAATACTCCACCCATTCTTAATACTTGTCTAAGTGTAACAATATACGCATGATGTCATTTATCTGTCATTTTGATCAACTTTTCAATAACACCTTCATCTTCCTTGGTATCTTTACCAAATAACTTCTTGATTTTATCAAGTACAAATTTGAAAGATTTAGCGATAGTTTTTATAATAGTGGGCATTCCTAGTATCAAAGAAATTATAAGTGTTACAGATACTGCCTCATCTACTCTCCCATTATACTCTACAAGATGTGATTCGTCAATAGGTTTATACATTTGTAAAGATTCCAGTGTCTTATCAAAACCCTCATTTAATGAAAGTTCTATTTCCTCATTTAAGTATGTGTTTAATTTGTTTAATAATTCAGTCATTTAATTATCTCCTTATTTATTTTATTAATTTTTTTGTAATATTTGACATAATTTCTTTCATTGTATCAGTATATCCCTTACCAAGAAAATTTAATCCACTTATATTTCAAATACCTGTGGCGTGTCCACCACTACCTTGTTCTATAATATCCCAGGTACTTATTTTAACTCTTTCTAATATATCCTTCTGCTTTCTGGTTAAATCTTTAAATCTTTTGTTAGTTATGTCTTTAACCATATCTGTTCATTTTTTCTTACCATCTACTTCAACCCCTTTAATCTGTTCGGGGGTGAATTGTGATATTAAATCATCAAATGTAAATCCAACAGCACCTTCTAAATTTTTCTTAGTTATATCTTCTTCATATTTCTTCTTTAAATAGGCAAGACTCACCATATTATTTTCTCATTGAGATTTATATTTGTTTAATACTTTATTTACCACTTCTTGAAAATTTACTGTTACATTCTTTTCCTTAAATGGATTAGCACTTACTTGAATCATTCCCATTGGTCATCCCATTACTAAAAATTTAGCATCTGGATGATTTTTAAATACTACATATCTATCAAATTGAACACCTCTCTTTGGTGACATATTTCCACCACCATATTGAATTACCACATTGCCTAATTCTCCAGATTGACCATTTTGTAAATTCTTAATATCTTTAGGTGACTTTAAATCAACAATATTTTCTTCTTGTTGTTTAACATATGTTTGTTGTTGTTGTTCAATTTCTTCAGGTGCTCTATACCCTTCTTGTTTTGCTAACCTTCTAGTAACATTATACAAAGATATAATAGAAGGGTTTGCTGTTTCTACTAATTTATTAAGAAAATCTGGTTTGTTCTTATATGAAAGTAATAACTTATTTGCTACAAGTCCCATTCTTCATTTGTTATCTTTTACTGAAATTGAACGATCCAGTCCAAAAGCTGCTCTCATTATATCATCTGGAGTTAAACCATGTTTATAAAAATCTGCTGAATCTACTGTTGAAATAATTTCCAAATCTTGCATTGGAGAAATTAATCTTTTAGACATTTCAGCAGATATATGATAAGCATTAGCTGGTGCATCAATAAATGAGGTAGATGTTCCCGGTTTAATTCCACTTTGTCCTGAATGGTGATCTGTTCATACATTAACAAAGGGTTTGCCTTGACTAAAATCAACCATACAAACTAATGTATCTTTATCTCATGTTTTCTTTACATTATATGATATGTTCCCATATTGAACTACTTGAACATCTTTTAATTTCAAATTATATTCATTCTGTAAAATATATTTAAGTGAAATTGCCGAAAAAACACCATCTAAATCCATGTGGTATAAGATACTGAATTTATTGTGTTTTTTTATAAGGTTTTTCAATCCTTTTATATTTGCCTCATCTAATTTATCATAGATGTCTAATTCTTGTAATCATAAATCTAGTTTCATTTATAAACCTCCCCCCATAGCAGCACTAGCAGTAGTTAAAAATGGTGTCATATCTATACTTATGTTTGAAGGAATTTCTTTTTGTTTTGAAAGAAACTCTTTTATTTCTCTCTCTAAGTTGTTCTCACCTTTTTTAGTTGGTGGATATTCTTCAGTATGAAATATAGATTTATTCTTATACTTAATATCTACCCATATTTTCTTACTTTTCTCCTTTTCATTATCAATTACAGATTTACTAGGTATATTATTTTGTAAAATTACGAAATTATATTTTCCCTTTTTAAAAGTATATAATATTTTTGATCATTTATATTGATCTTCTAATAAATATTTCTCCACTAAATCTAGTTTCATTATGATTCTCCTATTTCTTCTTTAGCTTCTTGTTCACCATCTGTTCTGTTACTTTCATAATCTTTATCTAATTTCTTTAATAAATGTTCAAATTCACCTACATGATGTTCTTCTTCATCACTTACATGTAAAAATATCTTTTTCACATCTGGATCTCTAGCTTTCTGTGCCATTTTTGAATATAAGTTAGAAGCATATCATTCTTCTTTAATAGCTTCTCTTAACATTTCAACATCTGTATATTCATCATAATTATTTTCATTTAAAAATTTTCTTAATCTCATAATAATCCTTTATATTGAATATTTACTTAATTGTTTCATAACACTCTTTGGTGTTTCATATGGCAAATCTAATGTAATAGTACCATCCTTCTCTTTCTTCTGTTTAACACCTTTCTTTTTCAAATCTTTCATTAACTTCTTAACATAACTATCCTTTGGGTTAATTCTAACCATTTTATTAGATATAGCACTATCAGCATCTAAGTTACCAACTGTAGATGTGGTTATTTCTTCATTTATTCAGTCTCTAAATTTCATATTATACCTCAAATAATCTATCAAATATTTCTTCATATACTAGATCAAATTCTTTATAATGAATTCCATAATAAGATTTTGACATTAACATAATTTCATTATGTTTGGGTATATTTGGTATATCACTTGCGTCTGAAACTTTATACTTTCTTACCAAATCATATATATATGATTTCATATCTTGTTCTGCTTCACCACTTAATAAATATTCTTTAAATACTTGATATGATTCAAACTGTTCTTGTTCGAAGTCATCCATTCCTAATCATACAGATCTTGTATCACCACCTTTTTTTAAGAAACCTGATATAAGATCAAAATTTATTACTTAAATGATCATATAAATCTCTAACTTTAGGTGATCACATTAATTTGTATTTTCCTATAGGAAATATTACATAAGTTGTACCGTATGCCATTGTTTTTATATAATTAATATAACAAAATAAAGATGAAGATCTAGGTCTAAATCCAAATTCATCATAAAATTCATTATCTATTATATCATGTGTTTCTTCAGGAGTATCTAATGGTATTCTGTCTTGTCTCACATCTCTTTTTATAATAGTTTTAGAACTATTTCTACCAGAATATAAAAGATTTGGTCATGATTTTCTTTGTTTCTTTAAATCATTAATAAATATAGAACAATCCTTTTTTAACTGTTCTATATCTTTACCTACAGATACTTCATTTAAATAATTGTATAATCTCATATTAACCAATTCCTAATTTCTGCTTAAATTCACTTCAATAATCGGGATGAACCAATATATATTTATCACAATTAAATATTGCTTCAAATGAAGGGTTTGCTGTTCTAGTTAAATATTTTGGTAATTCTTTGGAACTATATTTTTTTCTATACATATCTACTATATGTTTTCTGATAATTTCCAAATTCTCAGATTTTTCTTGTTCTGAATAAAGATCACTATTTTTAGTTATTCCATAATCATCATATAAAGAATAAACTGCACGTTTTGTAGGTCCATATGCTCATACATACTGATAATTACCCATAGGTATGAATATAAATCTTTTACCAAAACTTAGAGCTGTTCTTTCATCTCCAGTAAAGGCGCCTTCAGATCTTATATTTCATCCTCATAATTCTTTTGATACCTTACCTAAATATTCATGTAATTCTTCAGGAATAAACCTTGGTTTTCTATTTTTATGAACATTCTTAACAGTATAATGTGTAGTGCTTACTTTATTATGTCCTCTTCATATTAATTGGTCCGTTTCTTGTTCTAGAACAGACCTAAATTCTTTAAGAAATGGCTCAATAGCAGATTTAATCTTATCATCAACTTTTTCATTTAAATAATTATATAATCTCATATTATTCTAACTCTCTTAATTTTTGTTTAATCACTGATATAATGTTTTTTTGTGTAGTGGTTAAATTTCTCTTCGATTCAAGATTGGATAAAATTTCTTTAGTAGATCTTACAGTTTTATCTCTAAAAGAAGAAGATGCTTGTTTAAGGTCTGAAACATTATCTAGTCTATCAGCTAACTTAATAACTAATGCCCAATCACTCATATTAATCATTTTGTCCGATAAATATTTAGATTTGCCTACCTTTTTTATTTCTTCAGGATCACTAGTTAATTCTTTAACTATGGAAGCAACCAATCCACCAAATAATTTATTTAAATCTTTAAATGTAGTATTTGTATCTTCGATAGTATCATGAAGTAATGAAGCAGATATTAATTGATCTAATTTATGGGATTGTTTGAACTTTTTAACTATTGCAGCTACTCTTTTTGGATGTTCAAAATATGGTTCATTTGAAAATTTTCTTCTTTGTCCTTTATGTTTAATAGAACCAAATTTTTCAGCAAAATCTTCAATTGTTGCTGCATCTTCTAATATAGAAATATAACTCTTTAATCTCATATCTAGTAAACTTCCTTTTTATCTACCAATGTCAATTTGCCACTCTTAGGATCTATTAATAAACCAAAGAATTCCATCACTGGTTCATTTTCTGGTATGTTATACTCTTGTCTCACATCTTCTATTATATCATTAGAAATCTTATTTGTCATATTTAAGAACTGTTTCACATTCTTATCATGATCATCTATCATTCTAACTCTTCTATATTGTTCATGTTTTAAATAGTTCAGTATAACTCTTTCTTTTCTTTCAGGTATTGTACCTGATTTTAAATTTCCTACTCTTTCAATATATACAGTTGGTCTAAAATCAACATCAATACCATATTCTCTAAATGTTTGTAAAAATTCTTGTTTATTATCAAAGTCAGCTCTAGCAGTTAAGAAAATGATTTTACTTCCTCTTTTATTCTTCTTTAACATAGAAATCATTCTTTTTAATCTTTCAATAGTAGGCATAATTGGTTTAGATGTTTTTCTAAACAATTCAGCATCTCTAAATTCTTTAAAATCAAATTCTTCATTATCTTTAAGTTGATAAAAGTTAAATTCTTGGTTATCTAGTTTTCTAATTACTTCACCTGTCTCTTTATCAATCACATGAATCTTAGCAAATGTGGAAAATACAGTTTCATCAATATCTACAAATGTAATACCTTTACCATATTCACTTTTTCTCTCATTCAAATATGTATACAATCTCATATTTATACTCCTATAACATTTACATTATTATTTATAAATACTATTGAAGAAATTATAAATGGAGAATTATAATGAGATTATACAATTATCTAAGTGAAAATGAGTTAAATGAATCTATCAAATCAACATTTACCTCCATAGTTAAAGATCTTACCAAAAAATCTGAAGATCAAATGAAATCAATATTGAAGAAAATTGGGATAAATTAGTATCTTATATTAAGAAGAATAATTTAGAGGATGAGTTTCAGAAAATATCTAGAAGGGCTTTTGGTAAGAAGATAAACATTAATGAAATGAATGAAGTGACTGCTGAACCTGAAAAGAAGGGATTCAAGAACTGATTAAAAAGCTTATTGTTTCAAGGTAGAATTGGTGCTGGAATATTTACATCATTACAAATATTCTTTGAGTTAGATGTATTAATAGAAGGTGATATACCAGATCCTAAAAGACTTCTTATATATGCATTCTTATGGTTAGCATTATCTTCATGAATATATAAGGATTGAAAGAAGGGAGAAGCCTAAGTGGTAACTAATCCCTAAATAAGACCAATTTTGTACCTAAAGTGGTAAATGGTCATAAAAATTTCCGGGGTTTGGGGTAAACCATCCCTAAATTTTACTATAAGGAGAACTAAATATGAGATTATATGAAAAATATTTGGAAGAAGAAGATATTGAAATTGATGAATATTTATCTGATCTTGAGGAAGCTGTATTTGACTTAATCGACTCTTTAGATGAAGATCAACTTAACGAAGATCAACAAGATATAATTGATGATATTCTTGAATTGACAGAAGATGAAAGTGATGATATAGATGATGAATTGGATGAAGCAAGGACAGAAAGAGTTGTTAGAGGTGGTAAGAAAGTAAGGAAGTTGAAGAGAAAACCTGGGTATAAAGTGAAGAACGGGCGGTATGTTAAAATCAGCTCTTCAGAAAAACGAAAACGATCCAGGGGTGCCAAGAAGGGTGCAAGAAAAAGAAAATCACAAAAATCAAGTATTGAGAGAAAACGTAAGCGTTCAATGAAAAAAAGATAAAAATATTTGTAAGAGGGACAGAGGGTAGCTCCCTTTGATTGAATACCCTTACTATTCAATCTAACCTCTATATTACTTTATTCAGTAAGGGAGAATAAAATGGCAAAGAGATTAACATATGATCATGTAAAACATTCTATTGAAAAAGAGGGTTATGAATTATTAAGTGATGGGTACAAAAATGACAACACAAAATTAAAAATTCAATGTTCTGAAGGTCATATATTTGAAATGAGGTATAGAGCTTTTTATATGGGGCAAAGATGTCCAACTTGTGCAAGAATAAAAAGAGGAATGTTAAAAAGAAACACATTTCAATGTGTTAAAAGATTTATAGAAAATGAAGGATATAAACTTATTTCTAAAGAATATAAAAACGCACACACTAAGTTACAGATCAAATGTCCAGAAGAACATAGATTTGAAATGAAATTTAACGCTTTCCAACAAGGTCAAAGATGTCCTGAATGTGCCATTAAAAGAAATAATGATCTAAAAAGATTTGATTATAAAGACGTAAAAAATTATATCGAATCCTTTGAAGGATATAAATTGCTGAGTGAAGAATATATAGGTTCTAATACAAAACTAAAAATTCAATGTTCTGAAGGTCATATATTTAAAATGACCTTCGCTTGTTTTAAAAACCGTGGTCAAAGATGTCCTAAATGTTTTGGTAATAAGAGATTAACTAACCAAGAGATTATTGATTCACTAATCTTTTGTGAAAATATTAGAGAAAATAAAAATGAAGAAGTAGAAGTTACATGTGCATACTGTGGTGAATGGTTCATTCCTAAAAGATCAAATCTAACATATAGAATTCTATATGTTAATGGTGAAAAAAATAAAGAATCTAGATTGTATTGTTCACAACAATGTAAAGATAATTGTCCCACGTATAATCAAAAATTATATCCCAAAGATTTTAAACCAGCAACATCAAGAGAAGTTCAACCTCAGTTAAGGCAAATGGTTTTTGAACGTGATAATTATACATGTCAGCGATGTAACACTCATAAAGATGAATTAGAATGTGGTATACATTGTCACCATATATTACCATTAAATGAAGATCCGATACAATCAGCAGATGTAGATACATGTATAACCTATTGTGAGAATTGTCATAAGTGGATACATCAGAATGTTGCTGGTTGCGGATATGGTGAAATGAGGTGTGTATAATAAATAAGAAATGAGAAGGAGATCTTAATGAGATTAAATAATTACTTAAATGAACGGAAAGGAAAGGCGTTGCCCTAATCACAAAGAAGAAAGATAAATAAAGAAGTTCAAAAATTACTCCAACCGACCTATTTCAAACAAATTCCATTACAAGATTTGTTTGATATATTAGATAAGTATGGCATTGTTCCGGTACAAGAAGATAACACATACTGGTCAGGTATGCTAGCTGGTGGAGTTAAAGATACTGTTCAGACATATTTTGAACTTGCCTGGAAAGATAGTAAAGAAGGTAAAACATATACAGAACCAGTAAATAATGCTATGTTAGCATTATCCTATTATAAAATGCCTTCTGGTAAATATGAGGTCATTGGATATATAACATAAGGAGGATAAGATGAATATATTAGAAAAATTAAATACTTATATTCAAGAATTTGATTCTTTAATTGAAAATGAAGATAAATATGAGAAAATATTTAAGAAAAAGTTAAAGGAATGAGGTGTTGATAAGGCAAGTGAATTATCAAATAAGGATAAGAAGAAATTTTTTGATGAAATTGAGAAGGAATGAAAAGGGAAATAGTTATGAGATTATATGATTATCTAAATGAATCAAGAACTAAATCAATTCCTGAATTTAAAGCTCTTGATACTATAGTAACTGAATGTAAAGATATTGCTAGTAGATTTTTAGATGATATATATATATCATGAGAGGAAGTAGAACAACTGAAGATTTTCTACATTTAAAACCTGGAAATGAATTAAGAAAATCTGCTCACACATCTAATTATTATACACTTTTCATTAATAATCATCCATTATGAAAAGATTATCCTAAGAGACAAATAATATGTTCAGGTGGAAGTGGTGAAAGAGCAATGGCACATTTATCAAGAACTGTATATTATGTATTTCCAATAGATAGATCTAAAATAGGCATTTGTCCAGATGATGATATTTGATCATCCTTTGATGATCAAATATTAAGATATTTTGAAATTAGAGATGTCTCTAATTTAGATCAATTTAACCAAATGTTGGATTATTATGGTTTTAGTGATGATAATTGACAAACATTTAAAAAACAATTGCAAACTGAAGAAATTGATGTGAAGAATAATAAAAATATGAATGCTATGAAATTATTAGAAGAAGTACTTAATCCTAATAAAAATGGATTTAAAGTTGAAACTACTAATAATTTAAGTTTAAATTCATTAGATAATCAAGAAGTATGATTAGATAGTGAATGTATATTAGTTAGTTATAGTCAAAAAGAAAAATTAGAAAATTTATTTAGAGATGAAGGATTATAAGGAGAAATTATCATGCCAGCAAATTTAGTTAAATCAGTTCAAAATAAATGTAACATGTCTAAAGAAGAAGCTGAAAAGAAATGAAAAGAAGCTAAACAAAAAGCTTCAGATCAAGGTCATAGTGAAGAATGAGATTATGTTGTTGAAATTTTTAAACATTTAGTAGGCAAGAAATGTGCTAACAAAATGGGATGAGATTTAAGTAAGAAAACTAATGAAGGAATACAATATATTATAGATAAATATCTGAATTAATTAAGGAATAATTTCATGTCTTACATGCATAGTAAGGAAAATAAGGATACTACCAGATATTATCCTAAAAATAAAGAGAAATGTGATAAACAATATTATATCACACGTTCTTCATGAGAGTATAAACTATTACAATGATGTGATATCAATTCTAATGTTTTGAAATGATCATCTGAACCAATAGGCATCCCTTATCAACATCCTATAAAAATGAGGGATGCCAGATACTATCCAGATGTATTGATTAAATGTAAAACTAAAAGTGGTAATGTTAAAGTATATCTCATAGAAGTAAAACCTTACAAAGAATGTAAACCACCTATCAAATCAAAGGGCAAATCGAAGAAGACTATGCTTTATGAAGCTAAAACATGAGAAGTTAATAAAGCAAAATGAAAAGCTGCTCAAAGATATTGTAAATTGAAGGGTTGAACATTTAAAATTATTACTGAGAAAGAACTATTTGGAAAATAAATTGATTTAATTCTTCCTTATTGAAATTAAACAATTTTTATGACCAAAATGATCAGAACATTTATATCTTGTATATCTATCAGGTTTATATTCTCTTTCCTCTATTTGATGATAAATTTCATCACAATACTTTCCACAAATTTCACATTTTCCAAAATATTCTGATGAATATTTTTTCCTAATCAATTTATATCTATACATAATATCCTCTTTCTATATTAACTTATAATCTTTACATATAGAATCTATAATTTTATCCTGATCAGGTCCAACACCAATACATGTATAAGTTTTGTTACTAAATTCAGTTAATCCCAAATCTTGTACTAAAAAATTTGGAATATTGTTTTGATTACATAAATCTTTGATTTTAAATAATTCTTGTTCATCTCTACATCCAACAACAATCTTCTTATAGTTATCTTCTAACCATTTAGTAATTTTATCTGAACCGAAATGATTATATAATATCATAGTAGATGCGTGAGCAACTTGAGCCGCAACTTTACCCTTCCTCATATTTAAATCAGTTCTAACTATAATTACTTGTTTCATTATACCCCTCATTTAATTTATCTATTTCTTCTTTTAATTCAGCAAATAAACAATAATTATCACATATAGGTTCATCATACTTAGTTGTTTCTTCAACACAATTATTATATATGAAATTAGCAGCAACTCTCATTAAATAAACAAATCTTGGTTCATTCTTTCCTCGTACAACTTCCATATTATATCCCCATACTATGTTTGATACCATCCATTATATTTTCTTTAATATATTTCCTAATATTATTTCTTGAAAAATTGATACATTCTAACTCTAATTCATGTTCTTGTCCTTCTAGTTCTTTATATCGTTCTCTTGCTTCTCCTATATCTCTATTAACTAAATCAAATGTTCTTTCCTTTACATACTTCCAACTTAATCCATTATTCATATCTACCTTTAAATCAAATACTTCTTGATTTATACTAAATAATTCAAATAATTGAGTAATTGGAGATTCATTAAATTCTTTGGGAACTCCATCACCTTTATCATTTGTTTTAATTGAGAATATATGTTTTCTCAATTTTTTCTCAGTACAGAATAATGGAATAATATTGTTATAACTCTTACTCATTTTCCTACCATCATAGCCTGGAATACTATGATGAGAAATTATTGGTTCAGGTACAGATAATAGATTAGATTTACGTTCATAATTAAATTTATTAACTATATCATTTGCCATTTCTATATGTTGAACCTGATCTGGACCTATTGTTACATACTTAGTATTGAATGAAACCAAATCTGCTGTCATTAATACAGGATATGTATATAATAATGTATTAACTCCTTTATCACTATCTTTACCCTTATGTTCATTATCATCTTTGATTGCTCTATATGCATGTGCTCTATTAAGTAATCCCTTAGATGTATATGCAGATAATATAACATCTAATACCATAATTTCAGGAATTTGTGATTGAATCACAATATTATGAATATTAAAAGATTTTAGTATTCTAATAATTTCTTGTCTGTTTTTTACAAGAATTTTTTTATCTTGGACAGAGGTAAGAGCGTGAAGATCTGCTATCAAAAATATAGTTTCATCTTTAAAAGGTAATATTGGTTTAATAGTAGATATATAATTACCAAGATGTAATACACCTGTTGGTTTTATACCTGTAAGATATTTAAACATCTATCATCTCCATCGTTAATCGTAAAACTTGTGATAATTCTTTACTAATTTTATCAAAAAATTCTAATTCATCAATGGCATCTTCTAATAACTGAAATTTTAGTTCACGTTTGGCTCCTTGAAGACTGTATCCTAAATTTTCATGAAGGTCAACGATATCTTTAGGAGATATAGGTATTAAATTTCCATCTTCATCAAATATATTATTCATAATTTAAATTCCTATTCTTGTAAATTTAAAATTTGGATCTCTTAGTGGACAATTTTTGGGAAAATTATTCGTAATCAATCACTCATTTATTACATTAAATACAGATTCATCTAAACTACACATGAACCTTTCTTCATATTGTAATAGAAAAGGACAAGATAGACAACCCTTAATTATTACTTCATTCCTTTCTTTATCATAATTATATCTCATATTTTACTCCTGTTTAGGTGGAAATTTAGAAAATGCCCTTTCTAAATGTTTAATAGGATTAGTAGGTTCACATTCATGTATATGTTCATAAATTTTATATCTTAAAACTGTATAATGTACCCACTTACTTATTAAATTAAGTTGTTCATATGATTCACAAGAATCTATTGTTCTGATCAACTTTACATTTGCTATCCACCATTTAGGAAATAAATTCATAATTCTCTCCTTTGTTTAAACCAACTATAGTATAAATTTTTATAGTTGTCAATATGCAATGTAGTATTCTAATCCCTACGGGATTATGGGATTCAGTCACTAACGTTCCTTCATCCCATTACAATGTACTATTTATTATTAACTTATTGCATTGCATAATATTGTCCTTCCTTTCATGTGTCTTGCAGAACATAGTCTAACAAGGTTGGTTAGTTTTGTCAAGTAAAAATTATATAAATATAGTAGTAAAGATAATTACAATTTGAATTTTTTTATAGAAGGACAGAGGGTAGCTCCCTTTGAAAGTGCTACTCCACTTTCTAACTTCTATATAATATAACCTGAGTGGAGGAAGATATGAGTAAAGAATTGTTTGAATTTTATTTTGGTAATGAAAAGAATGAGTTAGAAGAATTGAACAAATGAATTGAGAATAACTTATTAGATAAGAATGGTAATTGTAAATCTAAATTAATAAAAAATAAATGACCTAAAAGACATAACCAAATAAAAAAATTAACAAAATTTCTTGATGAACATTATGATAATATTAATATTAAACAAAGATTGTGACATATTAGAAATGAAGATTTAACAATACAGAGATGTAATAATAGTAAATGTAACAATATAGTAAGATTTTCCCGTAATAACTATAATATTTATTGTTCTAAGTTATGTTCTCATTCAAACAAACCCAGTGGTAAAAGATTATCAGATGAAGTGGTCAAAGAATCTGTAGAAAATGATGAAGGTTACATTTTATTAAATAGATATTATGAAAATAATTGACATTATATAACAGTAAGATGTCCAAATGGACATGAATATACTGTTTTATATAATAATTGAAAGAAAGGTGCTAGATGTGCTGAGTGTAACGGAACAAAGAAACATGATTTTAATGATATTAAGAATGAATTTAAAAATGAAAATTATGAAATAATATCTGATGAATACAAAGGAACTAATTCTTGATTAGAATATATTTGTCCAAATGGTAGATATAATAAAGTAACATATAAAATGTGGAAAAAGGGACAAAGATGTGATTGTATAGAATGTATAAAAAACATTGATAACTACAGACACACATATACACCATATGAATTATATAAAATAACAAGTGAAAGAGGTTATATATTAAAAGAATGGAAAAGAGTTGGGACGGATAAACATATAGTACTCTACTTAATTTGTTCTGAGAATCACCATATAAAAATGACATTAGGAAATTTTCTAAAAGGACATGATTGTAAACATTGCGCTTGAATTGATAAAAGAAAATATGAAAATTGTAAAGACTTGGATTTGTACAAGAAAGTTAATACTAGGTATATGTGTAGAAGTTATAAAAAATATAAAGATATTATAAATCCTTATAATCTTGAAAGAGATAGAGATAAATATCATGTGGATCATATATATTCTATATCAGATGGATTTTTGAATTCTGTTCCACCATATATTATTTCATCTCCAGTAAATTTACAAATGTTATGATGCACAGATAACTCATCAAAGTGTGGAGAATCTTGAATGACAAAAGAAGAACTTTATGAAAGATATTGAAATTTTTACAAGGAAACAATAAATGGCATTAACATTTAAATTTAAAAAGAAATCACATGGGGTTACATGAAAAAGTGGTCATATGTATAAATTTAGTTATTCTCCATATAATCAAGACCCAACCCCCCAAATTTTATACTGTTATACAACAGAGGGAATCCACCCCAGGACTGGGCATCAGCACAGGTATCATTCTGGCATCAATATCAGCTATTTACCTAGAAAGATTAGAAAAAAATTTGTTGAAGATTGAAGAAAAGAATTTAGTAAAAATAAGAATATGAAAATCACTTTAACTAACCTCAAACGAAAATATCCTTATCTAGAAGAATTTTTTCGAAGATACAATATTAAACCAAACTACTACATTCGCAATGTTCAAGAGATACCACCAGAAGATTGACAGAAAGAAGTAGTTAAATCATGACACAAAGACTTCTCAGCAACTATTAGAAAGAAAATTGCATCTAAACTCAAAAGATTCTTTACTGGAAATAGATAAGATATGATTAATAATAATTGTGAAATTTGTGGTAAAAATAGATTGTTAGAAACACATCATATAAGAAGTAAGTGTTTTAATGGTACAGATAAACCTTATAATCTTTGTTACTTATGTAGTAACTGTCATAAGTTAGTTCATTGTGGTTTAATAATCATTGAAGGTAGATTTGATTGTACAAGTGGAAATATAGTTGTTTGAAGAAAATTAAATGAAAAATCTGTAACAGGTTTTGAAGATCCAGAAGTCTACTTAATCCCTAATACAAAATATTTAAGAGACAACTATATTAAAAAACATATTTAAGGATAGATTAGATATGATAGAAAATGGATGAATGGAATGAAAAAATTATGTACTTAATATGTTAGAGAAATTAGAGAACAGAATAGATAACATAGAAAAAGATAATACTGATATAAAGATAGAAATTACTAGAATTTTAACCAAATCAAAGATTTATGGAGCATTATTTGGATTTATTGGTGCTTCTATAGTTACTCTAATTATTGGTATAATTATAGAATTGATAAAATTTGGTTTACTTTTATAAATATGACAAAAGAGGAAGGTTTATGTTTAATATGGTTGATAGTTTTGCTGATAGAATAACAAATTGAATTACTCATAAAAATATTCAACAAATAAGAAAGTATGAGAATATTAAAGAAAGTAACAAAATAAAAGAAGATTTAAAAAAATTAAAAAATCTTACTCTTAAATTAAATGAACAAGAAAAGGAAATTCTTGATTTAAAAGAAATGTATCATATGTTGTTTAACTCTTTATGAAATGGTGTTGTTATATTAAGAAAGTGAGGTGATAAATACATAATTAAGGATATTAATAAATCCGCTGAAAGAGTGCCATATATAAGCAAAGAATATATTAATGATGATGTAAAACAAGTATTTCCTGAAAGTAAAGATTTTTGTAAATTATTTGAAAAAATTGATAAGGTTGTGAATACAGGTAGTAAAGAAAGATTTACATTAAAATGTAATTTTAAAGAAAATATACATTACTGATTTGAATCCTTTATATATAGTTTAAATTCAAATGATATAGTAATCATCTTTGAGGATTATACAAAGTATAAGAAACAAGAAATTGTTAATGAAAGAAAAAATAGACTACTCAATTGTTCATTAGAAGTAAGTAAATTATTACTGAAAAAATGTACATATAATGATATTAGAAATATTTTGAAGCAGTTAAGTGAATCTACTGATACTGAAAGAGTATTTTTGTTTAAAAATATTAATGATGCAGTAGGTGAATTATATTCAGAATATAATAAAAGTGAACAAAGTTGAGAAATGGTTAATTTTGAAGATGTTCCTAACGTTAAAGAATATTTAAGTAGTGGTCATTATATATGTGATTCAACTGTCCCGCCTAATTCTAAAGATTTACAATTTTGTGAAAAACATGGAATTGAATCTTTCTGTATAGTTCCAGTATTTAAAGAAGGAGAATGATGAGGGTTTTTAGGATTTGAAGAAAAAAACTATAAAAAGAATTGAACCTTTGATGATGTTATTATATTACAAACAATATCTGATATGTTGGGTGTTGTATTAGAGAGGTGTATTGATGATAATATATAGTAGAACATCACTTGCAAACGATGTTGATGGAAATTTAACTAGATTAACCACTACCGGACCACAACAAGGAAGGCATCTGCTGTATATGGTGGTGGTACAAGTGCTGCTGTACAATACGTTGACAAACATAAATTTCCTATAATTAGAGTTGATAAAGTTGAAACAGATAAGAAACATATAAATATAACTGTAAATGAAGTTAAGGAGATAGATTAATCATGGTCACATTTGATCCCAATAAAAAGAAAAACTTATCATTTTCTATAAGTGTACAAGGTATTGATCCTTCAATTCTAGAATATAACCTTAGATTATCAAATGGTTCAGTAGATTATGGATTTAAAGGTAAGAATAATAATGGTGAAGTTATGTTTTCTATTCCTCCATTACAAGAAGTAATTAATAAAGATGTATTACATAATTTGAATGAAATCAAACTAGAAGTTAATGATAAAAACAATAAGTATTATCTTAAACCATTTGAAAATGAAATTAAGATAAAGAAAGAAATGAAAGTTGAAACTAAATTAGAAAAAGAAAAAGAAAAAGAAACTGAAACTAATGAATTTTCTGTTGATGTTTCACTTAATGAAGATGATAACAAAGAAGCGGAGAGGAAGAAACCTAATACTAAATTAAAGGAATAATCATGGCTTGGATACAGATATATAACACAAATTGAGAATATGATGATGATGCCTATGATAAAATTCCTGAAGTTAGAAAGAATTTTTGGGCAAGAAATCCTAATGTATCAATATCTAGTGGAATTATAAGTAGAAATAATAATCGTTTATATCTAAGAGTAAGGAAAGTAGGTACTACTGAACCAATATATACTGAATCCGAACTTAATAAGATCTATTTTGATAGTAAATTTGGCTCAAATGATTTTATAGATTATAATGAAAATTATCTAGTAGATTATGATGATTGAAAAATGGAAGATTATATTTAAGGAGTAACAGATATGGGTTGAAAAATTTCAGATAAAAACAACATAACACAAGAAGAACTTAATGATGATTTTGAAGTATTAGTAGATACAGGAACAGAATATAGAGCATTAACATTGGATCAATTACATTCATATGATGATTACATTAGTGGTGAATCACCATATGGTGTGAGATGAGATACTACTAATTCTGATCCATCTGCATCATTAACTAAGGGAATTATTCAAAATGAAGTGTTTAAAGAATATGAATATTCATCTTATCCAATTCAAAGTAAGATGAAAAGAGGTTTATTAAAGAATAATGGAGATTGATTCCCATTAGATCCAAATGATAGTAGATATTTGATGGATGGTTCATTGGCTACTTTAGATGGTAGTGATGGGCAAGTAATGGTTCAAATCCCAACATTTTATATGATTGTTACTACTGATGGAACAGATAAATATTTTCTTATCAGTGAAAAACCATTCTCATTTAAAGGAATAAATGCTTGGAAACCAAAAGGATTTAAAGGTGTTGATTATGTATATATATCAGCATTTGAAGGATCTGTTTGAGAAAACAGTACACAAACAGTTAATGTGAGTGGTAATAATGGTGAAGGAGCAGCAGACACTGTTAATGATAAAATGTACAGTGTTGCCTATGCTAAACCTTGAACTAATGAAAGAAGAAGTGAATATAGAGACTTAGCTACTAATACTGGGGATATATTTCATCAATGAGATTGGGGTATATTAGAAATTATATATTTGTTATATATAACTGAATATGCTAATTGAAATACCCAACAAGAATTGCCTGGATTTACAGAAGAATCAGAATTTGAATTTTATAAGGTGAGACATAGTGGCAGAACATTATCATTAGGTAACAATTCAGGATCTATATTAGCGACTTCATTAGAAGATAGTGATTTGCCAAACATAACTCCTGGGTCTGATTACATAGCAATGAGTTATAGAGGAATTGAAAATGTGTTTGGTAATGTATGAAAATTTGTTGATGGGATTAATATTGATAATAGAGATGGACTATGTAAAGTATACACATGTTATGATCCTTCTAATTTTATAGATGACACAACAACTAATTATATAGATACTAATCACGCACCAGCATTTGGTGATAGTGTTGGATATGTCGTAGATATAAAAGGATCTGGCCAATATTGTCCATTTTATCCAAGTAATATTAGTGGTGGATCAAGTAGCACATATCTATGTGATTATCACTATAATACTAGTGGTAGTTGAAGAGTGCTGCTTGTCGGCGGGTATTTGGTTAATGGTGATCCTGCGGGTTTCTTTTATCTGCATGCTCGCCGTTCCTCTTCCGCTGCTTATTCTTCTGTCGGCTCTCGGCTCGCTGCTTATGTCTAATTTTGGAGGATATCCTCCAAAATTAATCACACTTTAAAATATTAAGAATGGGAAGAGTTTCTTCCCATTCTGGTTACATAGTAGAGTACTGAATGTCGGCGGGAATTTGAATAATGGTGATCAAGCAGGTTTCTTTTATCTGCATGCTAACAATTCCTCTTCCAATGATAATTCTAATATCGGCTCTCAGCTCACTGAATATGTCTTAAAATTTAATATAAACTATGTAACCATGGCTCTTGCCAAAATACGTTTTGTCGAAACCCAGTGTTAGTAAGAGTAAAAATCTGAAAGTTCTGTTCTCACCGACATAAGGATTGTTTATGAAAAGACACGGAAATTTATGAAAAGATATTATAGACTTGGACAATTTGTATTTAGCACACAAAAATGCTAGAAGGGGAAAGACACATTATAAAGAAGTAAAGTTAATAGATCAAAATCCTGAATATTACATGAAGAGGTTACAGACACAACTAAAATGAGGATTTTTCGAAAATTCTGAATATACAATATTTAAGAAAGTTTGTGGAAACAAAATTAGAGAAATTTACAAACTTCCATATTATCCAGATAGAATTGTTCATCACGCAATTATGAATATTATAGAACCTATATGAAAAAATGTTCTTATCAGGGATACATATTCAGCTATTAAAAATAGAGGTATTCATGAAGGATTTTATAGAGTTAAGAAATTTCTAAGAGACAAACCCAACACCAAATATTGTTTAAAACTTGATATCAAAAAATTTTATCCCTCTATTAATCATACAATTCTCAAATCTATAATTAAGAAGAAAATAAAATGTAATAAAACACTAAATCTACTATTTAAAATTATAGATAGTGCTAAAGGGGTTCCAATAGGAAATTACCTGTCACAATATTTTGGTAATTTATACTTAACTTACTTTGATCATTGGGTTAAAGAAGTTCTTAGAATTAAATATTATTGTAGATATTGTGATGATATAGTAATATTACATAAATCAAAATCTGAGTTGAGACAAATATTTAAGGATATAAAACAATATCTTATAACTAATTTAGATCTTTCTATAAAATCTAATTGACAAATTTTTCCTATAAATAAGAGAGGAATAGATTTCTTAGGTTATAAATTTTACCATAATTATATTAAAGTAAGAAAATCAATAGTTAAGAAATTTAAACATAAAGTAAAAATGATAAATAAATATATAGATTCCAAGACTAATACAAATATCATTAATTCTATCATGAGTTATTACGGTTGATTTAAACACAGTGAAAGTTTTGGAATATGATTTAATCAATTAAACACTAGATATTTAATATCATTATTTACTAATATTTGTCAGTTTAACCAAAAAATAAGAAACCCACACAAGGAGTCATTACAATGTATATAAGATCATCAGCAATAGATTTTCCAGTTGTATATAAAAATAAAAATTATCTAATAGTACCTTTCAATATTAATGAAATAGTTACTACAGAAGAAGATGAAGAAATAATAACATATAATTTTTGTTTGTATAAGGAAAAATTTAGATCTAATAAATTACACTATATCAAAAATATAGTATGAAAAATGTTAGAATATGATTTGCATAATCATATATATCCTGAATATAATCAAGGATCACAATCATCAATCCAAGGATACGCAAACAAAGCAAAAGATGAAGATAAATTTGATATTTATGAAGAATGTAAGAAGATCCAAGAATGAATAGATAGTTGTTTAACATATTATTATGATAAAAAGGATGAAATTTTTTACGCAACAAGTGTAGAAGATGTTACAGTTGTTAATTGGAATTTTATTCAAAATGTTCCAAAACCAAATAACTTACTAAAGTTAAGAGAAATTAAAGAAATGTTTAAATAAGAGGTGAAAAAATGGTATGATACAATCCAAGAGATTGATTAAATGAATCAATTAAAGCATTCAAATCAAAATCTGATTATTTAACAGATAAACAACAAGCAACAGTATCTGGTGAAGGATATGAATCTTTTGATATAACTGGATTCGGTTCTACTGGATTATCTAGTTTTAACATGTTTTATAATCAATACATTAATAAAACATATAAGAATGAAGTTGCTAAGATTTATCATTATAGAAATATGGTTAATAATCCTGAAATTTCAGATGTTGTTGAAGATGCTGTTAATGAATCATTACAAGAAGATACAGAAGGATATATAATTAATTTTAAAGTTAGTGATGAATCAATATCTAATAAAGAATCATTGATGAAAAATATTAATAATGAATTCTATAATTTCTTCTATAACAAATTAAATATTGAAGAATCAGCATGAAATATATTTTATGATTATTTTGTTGATGGAAGAGTATATTTAGAAAATATTATTAACGTTAATAGACCCAAAGAAGGTATTATTGGATGGAAACGATTACCTTCTGAAACAATGGATAGAATGTATGATGAATTTGGAAGAATTGAAGCATTTCTCCAATATTTAAGCAGAGATCCGAAAAAACCTAAAGATCTAGAAGATGCTGAAAGAGATGATAAAATTATTGTATTCTACCCTGAACAGATAACCTTTATTCCTTATCAATATGGTCAAAATAGAAATATAATATATGGATTCTTAGAAAAATGTAAGATTCCTTATAATCAGTTGAAACTTTTAGAAACTGCTATGGTGATATATAGAATTGTAAGAGCACCAGAAAGATTTGTATTCAAAATTGATACAGGTGCTATGCCTAGAGATAAGGCAATGAAGTATGTCGAGAAAGTTAAGCAGAAAATGAACAAAAAACAGACATTTGATCCTAACACTGGTACATTACAGAACAGTTCAAGTGTGCTCAGTCTCCTAGATAATTATTTTTTGCCCCAAAGCGATAACCGTGGTTCAGATATATCAACAGTTGGTGGATCAAGTAAAGGATTTGAATCATTGGATGATATATTTTATTTTCAGAAGAAATTATATAGAGCACTTAAATATCCTATGAGTAGAGTAGAAAATAAATTTGAGAATAGAACAGGTGATAATTTATTTCATGGTAATGCAATGGGGGAGATAACCAGAGATGAGATTAAATGATCCAAATTCTTAGAAAGACAACAGAAAAAAATTGCTGATAATTTGAAAGAGTTATTCCTATTACATTTAAAATTTAAAAATTTAAAAGATACTTATGGATTAACCAAAGATAATTTTCAGATTCACTTTAATGATCCATCTAATTATAAGAGCCAAATGGATCAGATGTTATTAGAGACAAGAATCAATAATTACATGCATTTATCAAATGAGGAAGGATTCAGTAAGTTCTTCTTAATGAAACATTATCTTAATTGAGATGAAGAGACTATTAAAGAAAATGCTGAAGGAATAAAGAAAGATAAAGAATTAGGTCTTGTATCAAAAGATGGTATGGGATTCTAAATAGAATAGAATCAAATAAAAAAGGAGAATGTTATGGGTGATGTAAACAAAGAAAATGTAAAGAAAGCATTGGATAATTTCGAAGATGAAAAATACGTTCAAAGTAGAGACATATTAAAGAAAGAGTTCAGAAAGAAATTTAATGATTACTTAAAAAAAGAGTTAGATACTGAAAATGATCCTGTCGATGGTATCGAACCAGAAGAACCAGAAAAAGACAATACTGAAGATGAATAAGTAATTGTTATTGTTTGATTTTTAAAGTGTGGGAGAATACTATATTCTTTCACACTTTTTTTATAAATAATTTAGATAAATATTTATAATAGGAGAATAAATATGAAAAAGTTGAAACTTATAACTGAGAGTAATTTTGACATATTAACCGAAGAAGATTCTAACAAGAATTTATATGTAACTGGTATATTTTCTTCAGCTAACAAAAAGAACAGGAATGGTAGAACATACCCCAAGCACATATTAGAAAGAGAGGTAAATAAACTAAAAGATCAAATTAAAGAAAATGGTCCCATACTAGGTGAATTATCTCATCCTGAAAGTAGATGTGAAACAAAGTATGAGTTAGCTTCTCATGGAACTGAAGAGTTATGATGAGAAGGAGATAATGTTTATGGAAGAGCAAAGGTACTAAAAAGTTTACCTTATGGATCTGTTCTTGAGGGTTTAATAAAAGAAAAAATTAAGATAGGGATTTCAAGTAGAGCACTTGGAAGTTTAAAAGAGAATAATGAAGTGTCAGAAGATTTAAATATGATTTGTTGGGATGCAACTTCTAATCCTTCAAATTATGGAAGTTGGGTTAATGGTATACTTGAAGGTAAAGAATTTAGTATTCCCGAATCTCAAGTTATGGAACCTAATGAAGAACAGATCAAAGAGGCTAAAGAAGAATATTATAGAAAACTTTGACAAGTAATTGATAATATTGAGAAGAATTTATAAGGAGAGAAATTATGCAAGATAAGACATTATTAGAAAAATTAAATTTATTTTTAGGTGAATCTGAAATTGATTGAAAACAGGTAAAAGAAGCAATGATAAATGCCGCTGAAGATATCTTTGATGAACCAGATAAAAAGGTTATTGATGATATGATTTCTACTATTAAAAAGAGAAATGATGCTAAGGATACTGAAGATGCGATCCAGATTGGCATTAATATGATGAGAAGTGAAGACTAATATAAGGAGAATTTATGCAAAATAAACTATTAGAAAAAATTGATAAATATTTGGAAGGTAGTATTAACCTAGATGAAAAAGTTTCTAGAAAAGAAGCTCTTCAAAAAGTAGAGAGAACAATAAAATCAGCAAAAACAGACAAACAATTAGAAGTTGCATCTAAAATGGTTGGAAACTTTATTAAAATGTATGGTGAAAAATTCATTGATGATGTTAAAAATCTTTTAAGTCCCCTTAGAAAAAACACCACTGATAAATTTCTGAGAATGATTGATGATCAAAAAAAGAAAATTGAACTGGAAAAAGAAAGATCATAATTTTCCCATAAACACTGGACTTTTTAACAATTTTAACAATTTCTAGTGTTTACTTATAAATAAGATTAGATAAAGACAAATTTAAAACAATTCTAGAAGGAGGAATAAAATATGGAATTAGATAAAATCCTAGAGATGTTAGGTGTTGATAAACTTGACGAATCTAAACAAACAGAAGTTCAGGAAAAACTTCAAACCATTATTGAAACTAAAGTAGATGAGAAGGTCAAGGAAAAGGAAGAAACTCTTAAAGAAGAGTTAACAGAACAATTTGAGCAAAAATTTGAAGATTATAAAACTGATATTACTGAAAAATTTAGTAATTTTCTGGACGAAGTAATCGAAGAAGAGATGAAAATCCCTGAAAAGATTAAGGAATATGCAAGAAAGGGTGAATTATACTCTGATGTTATGGAAACATTGAAGGTAAGAATGGGAATTGATGAAGGTGTTCTTGATGATGAAACTAAGAGTTTGATTAAAGAATCAAGAGATGAAATTTCTAAACTTACTGATCAAGTTAATTCTTTAACTTCTGAGAACATGGAAATGAAGAAAGATGCTAAAGAGTTAAGTGCTGGTCTTTATCTAAGAGAGAAATGTGAAGGTCTACCTTTTAAACAAAAGGAAAAGATTATTTCTTTACTAGAAGGTATTACTTCTAAAGAAGAAATTGATAAGAAGTTTGATGTTTTGGCTGAATCAACCAAGAATGAAGAAACTGAATTAACTGAGGAAAATAAAGGTAAGGGTAAAGAGGAAGGTAATTTAACTGAAGAAGTAAGTGATGATCCATTTACCCAAATGAAACAACAATGATTAACCATTATGAGTGAAGAAAAGTAATTGAAATATAAATATTCTAAAGGAGGAATTAAAAATTATGAATAAACAAATTTTAGAAAAATGAAAGGAACTATTAGAGAGTGAAAATGCTCCAAAGTTCAAAAGTAATAAAGTTAAGGAAGCTACTGCATTGATGTTAGAGAACCAGTTTTCTTATTTAAGCAAACAAGGTTATAACATGAATGAAGCAATTTCTGATCCTGGTACAGCTGCTTATTCAGGTAGTTTAACACCTCAAGGAAATTCTTATGGTCAAAGTGGATACTTTCATAAGATTGCTATTCCAATGGTAAGAAGAACATTTCCTGAGTTAATTGCTCACGAAATTGTAGGTGTCCAACCAATGACTGGACCAGTTGGATTAGCATTTGCTATGAGATTTAAGGCTGATCAAACTTATAATAGTGGAACTAATCAAGAAATTGGTTACAATACTATTGATAAAGACTATTCTGGAACTTATGAAACAAGTGCTGGTGAAGCATTAGGATCTAATGAAACTAATGATTTGGGTCTTGGATTTGGAGATGGTACAGCTATCAAAGAATTAAGTATGACCTTAGAGAAAGATCAGGTCGAAGCAAAAACCAGAAAGTTAAGAAGCAGATGGTCAATTGAAGTTGCACAAGATATTCAAAATATGCACGGACTTGATCTTGAAAGTGAAATGACAGAAGCACTTTCCTACGAGGTAACTGCAGAAATTGATAGAGAGTTAATTGGTGAGATCAGAAGTGTTGCACCTCCTACTTCATATGATTATGACACTGATTTTGATGGTAGATGGGAATCTGAAAAATATAGAAATCTATATAATGCAATGATCAGAAAAGCAAATAGAATTGCAGTTAAGACAAGAAGAGGTCCAGCTAATTGGGCAGTTGCTAACCCAACTCTTTGTGCAGCTCTTGAATCTACACCAAGTTTTGCTACACATCCAACGGGTGCAAATGTAAACACTGCTATTACTGGTGTTGCAAGAGTTGGATCATTAGATGGTAGAATGACTCTTTATAGAGATACTTTCTATGATACTGATAGTATTCTATTAGGATTCAAGGGTGTGAACGAATACGATACTGGAGTTGTTTATCTTCCTTACATCCAATTAATGTTGGATAGAGTTACTGATTATGCAAGTTTCCAACCTGCAATTGGTTTACTAAGTAGATATGCAATTCATAAACATCTCCACGGGGCTTCAAATTTCTATGAAGAATTAGTATTTACTTCAATGCCTTAGTAGCTAATTACATAGCAACTTTAAAACCCTTATACTTAATTGTATAAGGGTTTTTTATTATTCATATCTAACCTCATTAATTTGTTTTAAAATTTCAATTTCTCTGTTTATACCCGGAAAATATTCTGTTTGTACCGACCAACCAAAACCTAAACCTTTATTTTCCCAAAAATCTATAAAATAAGGCATTACTGTTTCATTAGATACTTTAATAAAACTATCTTTCTCAAAAATTTTTTCTAACAAAGAATAATCAAAATACTTATATAACTTATCAATTACATAATCCCATTCTTTTCTCTCTTCCATCAGTTTTTTATTCCCCAATTCACAAAATGTAGAAGGTAATGGGCATTTTTTATCATGAAAACCAACCTCATAATTATTATAATCCTTTAAATATTTCAAATCCAAATTTATAATATCTTTAAATATATACTGTATAACAACTGATCTTAATTGTATCCAATAAGGAATTATAACTACTTTATATCCCATATTGGTATATACTTCTTTCTTTTTATAGTCATTTAAAATTGTGTCTGGATTAGTATAATGAAACTTCCCATTAAACTCAATGATTAAATTTAATTCTTCAATTCTATAATCAGGTCTGTTTTTTATTCCACTACCAGGAACAATTTTATCGTGATATATTTCACACTCTGGTAAGAACTCGGTTAAAAATTTACCTAATATCTCTTCAGTTAGATACCCCTCAACTTGTTCATAATCATAATTAACTTTAACCACATTAAACTCCTTGTTTTTATTCCTTCTTATATATCAACTCCCATTCTTCACTATCAACCATTACATCTCTCATAGTATCGGGGTCTAATCTTTTAGCTTCATATCCACCAAATTTATAACCTATCTTATCATAAGCATAAGAATAGAGTCAACTACAAATTGGGAAATCTTCTATAAATCCTATCCTCCTGAATAAGTAAATATCCTTTCTTTTTCTCAATAATTTAGTTAATGAAAAATCAGCTAGAAATAATAATAATTTTAATCCACCATATATGTTACCTTTATACTTATTCAAATATTCTTGAATTACATGTTGTTCAAATTTAGTTAAATGTTTCTTCCTTCATACCTCAAATCTTTTATGATTATCAAATCATTTTAAGTAGTTAGTATCTTTAACTGTTAATCCAGCTTCGGAAATTGTATCAGGATATTTAAATCCTGATATATGTGTAGAATATACTCTTTCTTCTCCTGGTTCTCTACTAAATCAAGCAACTAATTTACCAAACAATGATTTTCTATTAACACAAATAACATCTCCCGTTTCAAATTTTGGATAATTGATCATATATCCCTCCAAATAAAAATTTAATTACTATATATTTATAGTAATAGAATTTTAAAAAGATATTATGGGAGTATTTAGTTGTTATGCATATCATTTATAAAGTTGTTTGAATAAATCAGTAAGTTCTGTATATCCAAGTTGTATAAGAAAATTAACAAGTATTTCATCTGCGATGTGATGGTTTTCTTCTCTATCAGTTTGATCATCAACCAGTTTTTTCATTTTTTCAACTGCTTCAGTATAAATTTGCTTATTTGTTTTCTTCATAATTTTCCTCCTATACTAATTCAAATTTAACTGGTCCTTGATGTGGATAAAATACAACACTGTACTTTTCTGCAACAAGATATACTGCCTTATCATTTTCATATATTAATTTGGTGAACTCTTCCAAAGTATCATAATCACTTAATTCTTTACTTAGTTCTACTGTGACAAGATGATGTTCAACTCCATTTAAAATCTGAAAAATCTTTATATGTGTCATATTAATCTCCTATAATTTCAATGATATCAATTAATGAAACTAAATCACTAATTTTTAATAGTTTAGTAGCTTTCTTAATATATTCTTGTCTTGAATATTCAGTCCAACTACCATCATCATAATACCAACCACAACCATCTTCATGATTATGTACACAAAATTTTTCATGTAATACTTCTGCTAATCTTAAAGTTTCTTCACTATAAGGCAGATTTTTTCTTTTCTTCTTTTCTTCCTGTAAAGAATTTTTAAGTTCCTCTAGTTCTCGTTCTCTTTTTTCAACATCTGATTCTAAATCACGGATATTCATAGAACCCCCAATTTTATTCTACTAAATTAATCTTCTGGACAATACACTTCAACTTGTTCGTTAAAATAATTAAACTTTTCACCTGGAGAAAAATATACTTTACAGATTGGACCATCAACTATCCAACATTCCTTATTCTCATCCCACCACGAACAATCAGGATAGGTATCATAAGTAATTTCATTATTAACATCAAACAGTAATATAATTAGTTCTCCTATAGTTTTAAATAGTTTAATGATCTTCTTTCAAATTCACAAATTTCACATTTTTCATTTGTAGGTCTTAATTCTTTATATTGAAGAGATATACCCGCATAATATGGACATAAAGAAACAATATTCCCTAGTTTATAATATGTTTCATGTCCCATTCTTATCCATTCATATTCATAACTTCTTCTATAACTTATGATGGGTTATTTTTATTAACATATTCCATAAACTTATCAATTCCATCTGGTTTCCAAAACTCAATTAAAATCCAACCTGTTTTCTCATTAATTCCCTGGAGAAACGGACATGCGTTAAACTTTATTTTATATTCTTCATAATCTGTTAGTTGATTTAAAACCAATGATTTCAGAAATTTAATTTCTTCTTTGGTAGCATCTTCCACTTCAATACAAAATTGATCATGAACACTTAATTTTAACTCAAACCTAGACATTATCAATCTCCTTTTGATTTCCCTCTCAAAGACAAACCCAGTATACCAAAGCATAAAAAAATGTCAAGAGAAATCCATAAAAATTTTCTCTTGACATTTCAAATGGTTACGTACAATTTTAATAATTATTCTTGTTCAATCGAGATTTTCTTTGAATCATTCTTTTCTGTTTCTAAGTAAATTTTAAGTAATCCATCCTTAACATATGCCTTAACATCTCTAATCCCATTTCCAAGAAACAGAGTTTTATTCAATTTTTTCCCATCATCATTATCACCAAATACTGTCAAATGCCCCTTATCTAATGTTACTTCTAAATTATCACTATTAAAACCAGGAACTTCAATTTCCACAAATCTATTACCTTCTTTATCCTTTTTAAACATATATTCAAGTTTATTAGTTAAGAAATTTTCAAACCAATTATCAAAATCTGCATTGAAAAAATTGGTTAAAATGTTAGATGGTCGGTATGTTAGTTCATTCCTCATATTCAAAACCTCCTTATCAATTTATTTATTCTTAATATAACTATTAATTAAATCATTGTCAAGAGATAACCAACAATATATTATACTAATCCCTGCGGGATTATGAGGATTCAGTCACTATCGTTCCTTCATCCTCATATCTTTATATATTAACTAAATCTATTGCATAATATTATCCTTCCTTTCGTCTCTTGTTAAGAGACAGTCTAACAAAGTTGATCAGTTTTGTCAACAGAAAATCTATAAATATTATTAAAGATAAATGATAAGGTGATAATATGAGTGAATTAAATCGTAATAATTTAGCAGAAGAATTTGATATTGAAAATGAAGAAATTGAAATTGAAACATTTAAAGAAATTCTTGTTAAAGCAAAAGAATTAGAAGACCCTAATAATGTATTAACCAGTGTTATTGAGAAAGCTGGAAGATTTCTTGATTTAGTTGAAAGGGAATGTGTAAATGGAGCCATGTCAGCAAGATACAGTGAAGTTGCTGCTACTTTAATTAATGCAATTACCACAGCTGCAAATTCAATAGCTACAATTAATTCTGTATGATTTAATGATGAATTGAAACAAGTAAGAATCAAGCAGCGTGATCGTGAGCTAGATCAGAAAGATAAAGAATTAGAATTGAAAAAGATGTATTACAATAATCAACTTGGCGATAATGGTGGAACCACAAACAATAATGTAATAGTTACAGATAGGGAAAGTGTTCTTAAATTTCTTAAAAGTGAACAGAAGAAAGAATTAGGAGAAGGTGAAGGAACAGAATAAACATAAATAATGATGAGGTTAATTATGACTCAAAGAGTAAGCAGAGAAAATTTATTTACTAAATTTGATTTTAAAAAGTGTTGTAGTGATAAACAATTTTTACATTATACACAGTTAAAGGAGGATACTTGCTACTTTGAATATGGTAAAAAAATTAATGCTAAGGGAGGTGATTATCTTACAATAAATTCCTTGGGAAGGATAGAAATTATACCTAGACAAGAATTTGAACTAAAATTTAATTATTAAAGGAATTAACTTTATGCAAAAAAATTATCATTTGGACACAAACGTATTATTAGAAAGAGAAGATGCTATCAATATATTAAGAAATGGAGAAGAGAATAAAATTAATATATCAATAACAGTAATTAATGAATTGGATCATTTACTTAAAGATAATAATAAACGTCCAAAGACATCTAAAGCAATACAAAATATATGAGATAATAGAGATTATATTAACTTTACAGGAGATGTATCTTCTATAATTAATAATGATGATAGAATACTTAGAAGTGTTGATGGTGAAGAACCAATATTGGTCACTAATGATAGATTATTACAATTAAAAGCTTATATATGTGGAATCAATAGTGAGGAATTTAAAGATAGTTTACCATTCAAATCAGAATCAGAAAAATATACAGGATTTATTGATTGATACAAAAATGAAGATTATATCAATAATTGCTTTTATTTTAAAAATGGTAAGTTATTCTTCTGAAATGGAAAAAAAGAAAGATGTATAGATTATGAAAGAGAAATTTGAAAGGTAAAGCCGAAAGATGTATATCAAAAAGCTGCTATTGAATTGTTAACTGATAGAAATATACCACTAACTACAATTCAAAGTAAATCAGGTACTGGAAAGTCACTTCTTTCTTTGGCATCTGCTCTTTATATGACATTTGAAAAGAAATTATATAATAAAATTATAATTATAAAATCATCTGCTGAATCAAGTGAATATATAGGTTACAGACCTGGAAATGTAGAACAAAAAATGGAACCTATCTGAAATAACTTATATAAATTATTATTAGAATTACATGAAGTTAGACCATTTAATAAAGCATTTATAGATCCTGAATCACCATTACTAGAAATAAATCCTAGATTTATAGAATTTGCTCCATTAAATTTTATGAGAGGAGATAATATCAAAAATGCATATGTTGTTGTTGATGAAGGACAAAATATCCCTAGACATGAAATGAGAACATTATTAACTAGAATGGGTGAAAATTGTAAAGTTGTAGTAGAAGGTGATACTTCTCAAGTAGATCATCCAAGATGTAATACAGATAATAATGGTCTTAACTGAGTAGTTAAGTTGCTTAAAGGTGATAAAAGATTTGCTCATCTAAAGATGAGTTGTAAACAAACAAGAGGACCAATATGTGATATGGTAACACAATATAATCTATAAAATAAGTTTAGGTATTCCTCAATTTTCATATGTACAATTATTTCAATTAGTTAATTCACTTCTGTTCCTGGCAGAGATCAACTAATTCTATACTTGATTGAGGTTTTCATAAAAAATTAAAACAAAAATTTAGGAAAACATAAAAATGAGACTAATAAATTATTTAAATGAGAATTCAATAATTGATGAAATTAGAAAAATTTTAAAGACAAGATGTAAAAAATATCTTAATGAATTTTTACCTAATTTTAATGGAATGTATTATATGTGATCAGGAAGAGATGGAATAAGTAAACCATATACTATTAAAAAAGTTAGAAAAGATAGAAAACCAATGAACACACCTTTAAAGATTCATAATAAAATTGATGATATGTTTGAAGATGAATTTGGTTATAGACCAAGAAGTAATTCAATTTTTGTTACTGGCAATAAAAACATGACTGATCTATATGGTGATCCATTCATGGTGTTTCCGTTAATGAATTATAAGTATTTATGAAACCCAAATATTAAAGATTTTTACATGTCAGTTAATTTTGAAAAAACAAACGATGAACAACTAAAAAATATTGTAAAAAATTATAAAAATGATGAATTATATAGAGGTCTTAGAAGTGGTGTAGAAATAATGTTAACCTGTGATGAATATCTCTTAATATCAGATGAACTAAAAGAAGAAGTGGATATAATACTAAAAAATTGATAAAATGATTAATGAAATAATTCTTATGAACTGTGAAATGATAATGATCACATTTAATACTAATGAATTATGCTATAATTTGTATATAGATGGTATATTGGTAGATGTTAAAGATAAATTGATAGAATTATTTAAAATAAATGATAAATAATGTTTATATAGAAGGACAGAGACTGATCATCTTTGATGAAGTAACATCTCCCTTCATCTAACTTCTATATAATAAAAATTAAGGAGATGGAATATGAGTAAAGAATTAAAAGATTGGATAAAAGATAATTTAATTGGGCCGAGTGGAAGACCAAATGTAAATAAAATTAAATTTTCATGATTTGAAAATAACTATCAAATTAAAAAATATAATGAAATAATCAATTGCACTTATTTTCTTGATGAAGATTGTAAGTTTTCTGAAAGATTATATTGTATAATTCATGATATAAAAAATAAAGAAATGTGTCCATATTGTAGAGATAAAGAATTAAAATTTAATAATTTATTTGATGGTTATAGAGATAGTTGTATACAATGCTTAAAACACCAAAGATCAAATAGAAAAGAAGAATTAGAAAAGGAAAATCGTGAAATTAAACTAATTGACAAAGAAGAATTAAAACACTTTCTACTAATTCATATTATATCTAATGGCAAAACAAAAAAAGGAAGATTAAATAAGGAATGATTTTATAGTAACGACTATCATAATGAATATGAATCTATGTTTCTTTATACAAGTTTTTTAAAAAGTGATGTTACATTATCTGAAAGATTGTATTGTATAATAAATAATTTTAAAGAACCATTTCTATGTAAATGATGTAAAGAAAGAGTAACAACCTACTTAGGATACACAAAGGGTTATAGAGATTATTGTTCTAATAGTTGTGGATCATTAGCTACAGAAGATAAAAGGATCAAAACTAATTTAGAAAAATTTGGGTTTGAACGACCATTTCAAAATTATCAAGTGGTAGAAGAAACAAGGAAACAATGATTGGTAAATCATAACGGGAAATTTCCACAAGGATTGCCAGAAACAAATAAAAAAAGGAAGTTAACAAATAAAGAAAGATATGGGGATGAAAATTATAATAATTTTGAACAAAGATTAATAACTAATGAAGAAAGATATGGAGATCCTTACTATACTAATTGAGAAAAAATTAAAAAAACTAATAATTTACTATATGGTGTGGATTGACCATTGCAAAATAAGGATATTCTAAAACAAACACAAGAAACATTATTTGAAAATGAAGGTGTTTATCATGGTTTATGTTCTTATACAATTTTAAAAAGGACACATCAAAACAATTCTAAAAAAATTTCCAAACCACAAAGAAAATTATATTGAATTGTTTCAAGAATATTTAAAAATGCACAATTAGAGTATTTCTTTGAAGGCAAGTTTATAGATATAGCAATACCAGATAAAATGATAGCTATTGAATATGATGGTAGTTATTGACATGAACATAGAAAAAATAATGATGAAAAAAGACAAAAATATTTAGAATCTTTTGGATGAAAGTTTTTAAGATATTTAGATCATGTTCCAACAAAAGAAGAATTTTTAAATGATATTAAGTTTATTAAATAAGGTTATATATGCCAGTAGGATACAGTAATGCAATAAAAAAACCAAATCAAGAATCAGAATATACCCCTGAAATGGTCAAAGAAATTAAAAAATGTATGGATGATATTATACATTTTACCAAATATGTTAAAATTGTTGATCCAGACAGGGGAAAAATAATACTGTATGATAATTTAAGAGATTATCAAATAGAATTTTTACAACAATTAAAAGATAATAGAAAGGTTATTGGACTATGAGCTAGACAAAGTTCTAAAACTACTTGCATAGCTGTTTTTTATCTTTGATATTCACTATTTAATAGTGATATATCTTTAGGATTAGTAAGTAATAAAGAATCTAGTGCTAAAGATATACTAAAAAGAATAAAATCATCATATGAAGAATTACCTAATTGATTGAAATGTGGTGTTATACAATACAATATGAAATCTATTTTGTTTGAAAATAACACTGAAATTTTAGTCAGTGCTACATCACCTGATGCTTTTCGAGGCCGTACTTTGCGAGTTTGTACAGTAGATGAGGCGGCGTTTGTAAAACCCAAATCAATATTATCAGATTTTTGGTCTGCTAATTATCCAGCTTTATCTGCTTCATATCAAAGTAAAATTTTTATTATTTCAACTCCAAACGGCATCGGAGATCTGTTCCATTCCTTATGACAAGGTGCTGTAAATGGAAATAATGGTTTTATTCCTTCAAGAGTTCAGTGGTGACAAGTTCCTGGTAGAGATGAAGAATGAAAAAAAGAACAACAAAAAGTATTGAGTAAAGTAGAATGAGATAGAGAATTTGAATGTGCATTTCTTGGATCTACTAACACAGTAATAGATCCTAACATATTAGAAAATTTATTATCACAAACCAAAGACCCTATACAATATGATATAAATAATAAAATCAGAATATGAGAAAAACCTGATAAAAACAGTTTGTATGTAATTGGGTCAGATATAGCTAAGGGCACAGGAGAACATTACTCTACGTGTCAAGTATTAAAAATTAAATCTACTGATCCATTTAAAGCAGAACAAGTATCAGTTTTTCAAGATAATTATACAGATGTATATACTTTTTCAAATATCATATATAGATTAGCACTTTATTATAATAATGCTTATGTAGTTGTTGAAAATAACATTGGTGATACAGTTATTTCACAATTATGATGAGAATTTGAGTATAGTAATTTAGTTAATGAAGGTAATAAGAAAACACAATTAGGAGTGAGAGCAACTACCAAAACAAAACCTAAAGCAGTTCTTACAATGAAAAAGTTAATAGAAGATGGTGATTTGATACTATATGATAAACACACAGTTAATGAATTAACAAGTTTTATTGATCATGGAAATAATAAATTTGCAGGTAAAGATTTAACAGATGATTTGGTATCAGCTCTATACTGAGCTTGTTATATAGTAGATTTTGATATTCTAGAAGAAGGCGAATTTAAAATCAATAACGAGATGGAAGATGAAGCTTGGGGAATATTAAGTGATATAGAAGAAGTAGAAGATACTTCTTGATTATTCAATTAAACATATAAATAAATAAATAAGAGGAATTATTATGAATTTTAAAATGTATATACAAGAATCAGTAGAAAATAAAGAAGATGATTTGATAGAATTATTATCTAATTTATATAGAGTTAATAATTCTATACAACAATTAAATAAATTTTTTGAAATGAAAGATGTAATGAAAAAGATCAATACATCAATTAATGAAGTAGAAAAAATCTATAAACAAACATTTCCTGATAGAAATTTAAAAAAGAAATTAATATTATAGGATATATATGACTAAAGAACAACTACATAATAGAATTTTACGAGATTTGGGACATCCCTATGTAAAGGTAGAATTAAGTTACGAACATGTATATGATGCTATAGAAGATTCAACTGATAAATTTGTTAAATGGGCAACTGGTAATGCAACAGAAGAAATTTTCTTTACATTAGAAATATCTGCGGGTCAATCACTATATGATCTACCAAATGGTGTTGTTACATTATTGGATTATAATGATAGTGGTGGTTCAAGTTCAGGTGGAGTAAACACATTATTTACTATAGAATCATTTCTCTATTCAATGGGTTATTATCCAGATCTTGGAAGAAACTATGGTAATCTAGTTAGTTATCATTTAGCTCTTGATTTCTTAAAAAATTTAAATAGATATATAACTAATACTTATACATATAGATATTTTGAAAAAACTAATCAATTACAATTAATTCCTGTTCCTGATAAGACACAGTATATATTAATTAGATCATTTATGAAGAAAGGTTCTACACTAGGTAGTTGAACTGAAGAAGACTTTAATAAAGATTTATATAATGAATCTTGAGTAAGAAAATATGCAGTTGCATTATGTAAGGAAAAATTAGGATATATAAGAAGAAAGTTTAACCAATTTCAAGGAATAGGAAATACAGGTATTTCTTTGGATGGTGATCAGTTAATACAAGAAGCTAAAGAAGAAAAGGAAAAATTAAGTGAGGAAATTAAAGATGATTATGTTTATGAAGGATTTGATATTTTAATAGGATAGTAAAATGTTAAATTTCCAATAAATATACAGATAAGAGGAGTAATAGATGACATTTCCAGCAAGTACACAGATAAAGATGGATGCCCTTACTGAAGTGTGGCGTACAGCAAATAGATTGAAAAGTGATATGCAGAGACGCCGTGATACATTGGCAAACAAGAACGTAAGTGGACAGTGGATTTTGGCTATGATTAGTAATTTAACTGCTGCAATAAACACCTTTGAATCCAATGCTTCCGTCCCAGGAATAGGAGATTATGTAAAAGATCAATATGAAGATCTTTCAATTAATGTATTAACTGAGTTCAGTAACATGAAAAATGCAACTCAAGATGTAAAAGATTGGATTGTTAATAACCTTCCTACTGATTCTAATGGTTATTTAATTATTCGTTCATTGGACACAAATGGGGAAATTGTAGAACGTGAGTTTACCCCAACACAAACACAAATTTTGCGTGATAAAATAGACACACTTATTGCCACTATTGGATAAATTATGTATTTTCCCGTTATTGAAGATTATATTAGTGGATATGATAGTAACGATGAAGTTTCTATATCCATACCTAATAATGTTGCAGCAAATGAACTTTTGCTGATTTATTTTGGTTTTGATGATTCTAGGTCAATTGTTTCATTTCCATCTGGCTGAACTACAATACACCCCGTGTGGACTGATACTAATAATAGTTTTGCAATTATTATTGGAAAAAAGGCTGATGGAACTGAGGGTGGAACAAGTGTTAATTTTGGGATGACAGCAACAACCATTTGTTCATATGTATGCCTAAGAATAAGTGATTGAGGAGGAGATTGAGGAGGAGATTTATCAAGTTATATTGATGTATCAACCTCAGTTTCAGATAATATAAGTAGATCACAACCAAATCCACCATCTGTTGCAGCAGGTTGGGGAAGTGATTATAATTTATTTTTAACTTTTTGTACGATTTATAATGAAGATGTTACAGCACCTCCTACTAATTATACTACTATTGATTTTATAAACAATAATAGTAGAAGATCAGGAGTAGCATACAGAGAGCTTACAAAAGACAATGATGATCCAGATACATTTACAGCAGACCATGATGAATATTGGGTTGCTGCGACAGTTGTTATTGCTCCTCTTTCCGCACCAAAAGAACCTACTAATCCCTCACCTTCAGATGAAGCAACAGGTATATCCGTAGATCCAACTTTACAAGTTGATGTTTCTGATCGAGACGGAGACTTGATGGATGTTTCTTTTTACAATGCTGATGATGATTCACTTATTGGAACAGATACTGATGTTGTAAGTGGTGGAACAGCAAGTGTAACATGGAATGATTTAAGTTATAATACAACATACTCTTGGTACACTATAGCTGATGATGGATCAGCTATTACACAAAGTAGTACCTGAAGTTTTACAACACTAATATTAATACTCACAAATGAAGCTACCAACATCCAATCTTACTCCACCCAACTTAATGGAACTCTTGGAAGTTTAGAAGGTAACAGTGAACTGGATGTTTATTTTGAGTGGGGAACGGACATTAATTATGGTAATACTACCTCTACTCAAACTTTGTCTTCCACAGGGGATTTTAGTGATACTATTTCCAACCTTTCTTCTGGAACAGAATATCATTACCGATCCGTAACTACAGATGGAACTGATACTTGGTATAGTTATGATGTTACTTTTAAAACTTTATCTATATTAGAAGATTATGATAAAGTCAAATCACTTAGTGTAGCTAGTGTCTCTGGTACTCCTACTATTAGCAGGGCTGTATGCCTAAAGATTAAGTCTGGTGATGATAGCACGACTGGCACAGGTGATATTATTCTAGATTGGACAAATATTTCCAGTGAAGCAGACATTGCTTTTTTTGATGAGAACAATAATCTGCTAGATTATTATATTGAATCATTTTCATCTGGTGAAACTTATTTACAAGATTCAGAAAGTTTTGAATCAGATTTTGGTGATTGGACAAATGATCCAAATAATGTTTCAGATTGAGTAAGAAATTCTGGTAGTACACCCTCTTCTGAAACTGGTCCTTCATCTGCATCTGATGGTAGTTATTACATTTATATTGAGACTACTGATGGGGATTCATTTAATGCAGGTGATACTGATATTATAGAATATGATATTGGAAGTCCTGAATATGGTTATGTAGATTTTTATTATCATCAATATGGAGTTGATCAGGGAACATTATATTTAGAGGGATGAAATGGATCAACATGGACTGAAATATGGAGTTCATCTGGAGATCAAGGAGATCAATGGAATCATGCTACTACTCCTACAACAAATTTTACAGGTTATTCTAGATTAAGGTTTAGAAATGTTGCTGCTGGTGATTTTCACGGTGATGTAGCACTTGATCTTATCAAAGTTTATATAAATCCTGTTGGATGTACTACCTGAGTTTATCGGGATTGGGTACAGGATGATAGTACACAAATTCAGGTGGCTTATGGCAATGGACCAATTGACCAAAGTGTAAGTGCAAGTACAGTATTTGATAAGGAAACTTCATTAACTGCTGGATATGTATACAATGAATCTAGTGGAAATTTACTTGATGTAACGAGCAATAATAATGATGGAAATGTAGTTGGTGCTACACAGGATCAAAATGGATTTGTAGGAAAAGCATACAGTTTTGATGGAATTGATGATTATGTGGATACAGGTATTTCTGGATTTGAGGATGAAAATGTTTCTGTTTTCATTTCTATCACAAATAGTGTTTTGTCTGAAAATAATACTCTATTTGGTTTCTATGATCAACAAACAACATTAAATCACTTCTATATATGGATTAAAGCTGCTTATAGTCAAACTGCTGTTGGAGTAGGAGATAATTTCGTTAATTATGATGAACTCAATGATGAAACAGAGTACAATGTTGTTTTGGTCGTTGATGGCACAACTGCTAAGTATTATGTAAATGGTAGTGAAGTTGGTTCATTTAGTTTCAATTGAGGTGATACTACTAATGGGAGGTTATATTTAGGAGCAAGGAATGATGTTGCTATAGATGGTTCAATGAGTGCTGTATCCTTTTTTGAAGGTAAACAGTCTCATGCACGAATATATAGAGGGACAGTAATTAGTTCTTCAGACATTTCAGCTCTTCATAGTGCTACCAAATCTTCTCCTGACTTTTTCAGTCAGCAGGCAGGAGAAGATACAAATAATGTACCAAATGCACCTACTAATCCCTCACCTTCAGATGAAGCAACAGGTATATCCGTAGATCCAACTTTACAAGTTGATGTCTTCGATTCAGACGGAGACTTGATGGATGTTTCTTTTTATAATGCTGCTAATGATAGTTTAATAGGAACAGATAGTGAAGTAGCAAGTGCTGGAACAGCAAGTGTAACATGGAATGATTTGAGTTATGATACAACATACTCTTGGTACACTATAGCTGATGATGGATCAGCTATTACACAAAGTAATACTTGGAGTTTTACAACATTTAATGTTATATCAGTCACTACTCAAGAAACATTTCAAGTATCTGAATCACTACAGAGAAGTAAGACAGTTTCTGCACAATCTTCTGAATCATTATCCTTAGATGATGTTGATAGTAAAATTACTGATTTTCGTCCATCTTTAACAGATACCGTTAATACAAATGATAATATTTTACTAAAAGCATTACTTTTAACATTTTTACAGGATAATATAACATTATCTGAAGAAACATTAAATACTACTATATTTAACTTATTATCTAAAGATTCATTTAATATATCAGAAGAGGCGTCAAATACTACTATATTTAACTTATTATCTAAAGATGTATTAAGTACATCTGAAGAATCATCAAATACTACTATATTTAATCCTAATACTTCTGATAGTATAACATTATCAGATATAGTATATACAATCGTTAATTATATAGTTAGTTCTTCAGAAAACAATATATTTAATGATTCAATATTAAGAACAGTTTCATATACATCTTTAGTTTCTGATAATATCACATTATCAGCTTTATTAAATGTATTTTCAATTTTAAATTCTATCTCTAGTGATAATCTTTTAGTAAATGAAAATACACAAAATGAAGTGATTCTAAATTTATTATGTTCTGACTCTGTAACTTTAAATGATATACTAAATTTAACTACTATATTTAACTTATTATCAACAGATTCATTTAATATATCAGAAGAGACATCAAATACTACTATATTTAATCCTAATACTTCTGATACAGTTACATTGTCTGATGTATTAAGTATAATTGGTATATTTAATAAGTTAGTGGATGATTCTACATTACTAAATGATATCTCATCAAATACTACTATATTTAATCCTAATACTTCTGATACAGTTACATTGTCTGATGTATTAAGTATAGTAGGTGAGTTTAACAAAGAATCAAGTGATTCATTTAATATATCAGATATCTCATCAAATATAACTATATTCAATCCTAATACTTCTGATACAGTTACATTGTCTGATATATTAAGTATAATTGGTATATTTAATAAAGAATCAAGTGATTTACTGTCTCTTTTAGATAATGCAAGTTTATTTTCTGGCATTACATCTTTTGTTTCATCAAATATATCATTTAATACAGTATTAGATGTAATTGGTGAATTTAATAAATTAGTAGATGATAGTTTGTCATTTAGTACCATACTAAGTGTGATTAAAGATGTATTGTCCGTATCAACAGACAATTTAATTGTAGATAGTACTACATCTAAAACCACTATATTTAATACAGATAATATTGATCAGATTACATTATCAGATATTGTTTCAAAAACTTTAGATCATGTAATAACTACCAAAGATGTCTTAAATTTAGATGAAGTTATTGATAGAAATATTGTTATAGAGAGATTATTATCCTCTAATATATTATTTTCAGATTTTATTTCTTTAATAACCACTTTAAATTTTACATCACAGGATACATTAATACTTGATGAAAACATAACACAATTATTTGAAAAAATAACAATTTTGGATGATTCATTTAATATATCAGATATCTCATCAAATATAACTATATTCAATCCTAATACTTCTGATACAGTTACATTGTCTGATATATTAAGTATAGTAGGTGAGTTTAACAAATTAGTAGATGATAGTTTATCTTTATCAGATATAGTAAATGTTATCAAAATTTTTAATGGATATGTTCAAGATGAAATAAGTATAAACACAATCATTTCTGTTATAGAACATTTACTTTCATTAACAACTGACAATGTTAATTTAATTGATACAGCAACTAATGTAATTGATTTAATAAAAAATGTGAAAGAATTTCTTAATTTTGGTGATTCATCTTTTGACACTTGAACTTTTAATGTTACTGGATCAGATAATATAACTACATCTGATATAATAATCACATTATCAATTTTAAATTCGGTGTCTTCTGATAATATAACAATAGAAGATTTAAGTTCAGTTTTAAAAAATATTAATCAGTTACTAAGTGATGAAAATTTATTTTCAGATTCTAGTAGTAGATTAGCAGATTACTATAAATTATGCTCAGATGTAAATATTTTTTCTGACTTAGTTCTATTAAGATTGATATTAAGATTGAAAAATGAGGAAAGACTAGAACTAACAGATAATGTTACTTTAGGATTAATACTCAATCTGTTAAGTACAGAAAATATTACATTCTTAGAACTTTGTGCAGCTTCTTCAATATTAATAAGAAGCGTTTCAAGTGATTTAGAATTAAATGATTCAAATAATATAAATATTGAATATGTGGTTAGTGCAAGTGATGATACTCAATTCTCAACAGTACTAGAGGTAATATCAACACTTTATTCAAAAGTATCTGAAAACACACACTTTTCAGATATTACCTCTATTGAGATACTTAGATTACCACATGGTAAAATTAAAGTTATATTTAAAGTAGGTACTAATAGAGTAGTATTTTCTATAAATAAACCAGAAATGAATTATAAGTTTAAGAATCCACACATGGAATCTAAACTAAAGAAACCAGAAGTAAATTTTAATTTAAAGAAAGGAGATCAAAAATGAAAGATACAATAAGTTCTTTAGGATTATCAGGTCAGTTTCATATTTCTTGTTATGATAAGAATGGAAATTTAAAATGGGAAGATAATTTCCCAAACACGGTTGTTAATGAGGGAATTAATCATATTCTTGATGTGTTGTTCGTTTCAGCAACAACACAGATTGATCCTTGATATGTTGGATTACTGAATAGCACACCAACTGTTTCACCTACTGATGGAATAGTAGATCTTTCAGAGTTTATTAACTATGATGGTGATAGAAAAGAGTATGTAGACTCAAGAACAGGTCAAACAGTAGATAATAGTGCTAGTGTTGCTGAATTTTTAATTAGTTCAGATAGTTCAACTATTGGGGGTGCTTTTTTAGCATCAGTAGCAACAGGAACAACAGGAACTCTACTTTGTGGTTCAGCATTTAATAATGGTGATAAAACAGCTGATACTGGTGATACGTTGAAGGTAACTTACGAATTTAGTGGATCAAGTGCATAATATAGGTATATAAATGTCTAGTACAATAAAAACACGACCAGTAGAAGGAAGTACAGCAACTCTAGAATGTACATTTAAAGATACCAATAATAACATTATTGAATCTAGGTACATAAGTTCTATAACATGATCTCTGTACGATTCTGAGAATAATATAGTTAATGAAAGAGAGAATATATCAGAAGATATAAATAATCCATTAATTATTGTTCTTACAGGTAGTGATTTGCCATATGGTAAACTATATTTTTATGTTCATGTTGTATATGATTCTACAGTAGGTTCAAACTTAAATCTCAGAGATGAGATTTCATTTTATGTTGAAAATTTAAGGAATAAAAATGTCTCTTAATCCAAAAGATTCACCATATTGAGATTTATTCGATGATTATCCAGATCATTTAGAATACAATCTTTTTGATTCTGTTGTTTCAGAATATAATGATGTTTCAGGGTTTCCTATATATTACTATATAAGATTAATCTCTGAAACATCTGATGATATATATGGTGAAAATCCTACAGAAGAGTATTCAGATCCATATAGAACCAAACTTATATATGAACCAAGTGAAGAACCACAAATATTAGAATTTGGAATTTCTAGTGATGATACTTTAGAATATGCACAATTAACTAAAACTATATTTGATAGAGATGTAAGTGATCCTTATATTTTAGATAAAGAAATAGATTCTATTGTACCAAAAGCTGGTGATTTAATCAAAACTTTATGAAATAATAAAACTTATGAAGTTGTGTATGTAGGATCAGAAACAAGAATATTTCAAGGCAAGAAGTATATATGGGATTTCATATGTAAACCATATAGATACAGTTATGAAAGTGAATCTAGTGATAATTTTCTATTTAATGATCCTGATAGTGATGATTTTCCAGATATTAATGTTACAACTGAGACAGAATCATATACAACATCTGGAGATACTATAAAACAAAGATATGGTGATAATGAAGTAATAGAAGATGAAAGTGATGATGTATCAGATATAGATACATCTATCTATGGATATTAATTATGAGAAACTTTTTCTATTTTGGAACGATACGAAAAACAATTATACAATTTTTAGATATTTTCAAAGATTTGAAAATTGCTAAATATGATGAAAATGGAGATATTATTAAATATGTAGAAGTTCCTGTAAAGTTTATGCCTAAGCAGAAATGATATTCCTGGTTAAAGCAAAGAACACATGAGAAAATATATCCAAATATAGGAATACAAATAACTAGTATGGAGTATGATTCTAATAGAACTACTGGTAAACATGAAAAACATTTAATAAATATAGTAGGAACTAATTATGAAGAATATCAAACTCCAATACCTTATAACATAATATTTGAGGTAAGAATTTCTACAGAATTTATCAGTGAAATGGATCAAATAGTAGAACAAATATTACCATATTTTTCACCTTATGTAGTTAATAATATTAAAGTAGATGAGTTAGATCTTGATTGAGATGTAAACATAAATTTTGATGGACTTCAAATAAATCAAGATATAGATATAAATGATTACAGAAACAATGAATGAACTTTAAATTTTACTGTTCAAACATATTTGCTAAAACCATATCTTGAAAGTGAAGGTAAATTAATTAAGAAAGTAGTTAATAAAATTTACACAAGTAAAGAAGCTTGAAATGATATAGATACAGAAACAGATATGCCTTCTGGTGGTGGATCAGAAGATGAAGAAATATTGATACTAGCTTCTAAAGAAGATGGGAAAATTTTAATAGAATATGAGGTTTTTTATTAATGACATTATCTCTTAGTAAAGCAAGGGGAATGAATTTTAAACTTATATTTCCCATACTACCAGAAACAGAAGATATTGATGATTCAAAATTATATAATATAAATATAGTAGACACAGTTTTACCTTCAATTTCTATTACTCCTCTTGAATTACCATGACAAGGCGGACAAGTATATCAAGAGGGTGGTGGAATGGAATATGGTGAATGAAAAACAAAATTTCAAATAGATCAAAATTTTAATAATTATATATTATTATATGATTGATTAACATCAGCATATGATGGGATTAGTGTTTTTGGAAGTTTAACAAATGATTATCAAATTACAGCTAATTTATTAGTACTAGATAATTGAGATAATGTTGTTGTAACTTGAGAATTTAAAAAATTATGGCCTTCATCATTAGGTGATGTCCAATTTTCATATAAAAATGGAAGTGAAATTTTAGAATGTGATGTTGTCTTTATTTATGACTTTTTTATTAAGAAAATATAAATAAATGAAACAAAGGAATTTAATTAGGAGGAAAAAATGAGTATATATTCAAGTCCTTTAATAGACATTATTGAAACTGACAAGTCTTCATATGTCTCTGGTTTTGCAGCTACAGTAGCAAATATTGTAATAAGAAATACATGAAAAGGTAAAGAAATGGAAAGGCAATTGATAACTCAAGAAAGTGAGTTAATTGATTGAGCAGGAATACCAAGAGATAAAATATATGATGAGAATGGAAACGCAACAAGTATTTCTGATAACTATCAAGATATGTTCTCTGCAATTGGTTATCTTAAACATGGACAAAATCTATATTGTGTAAGAACTATGCCAGCATCTGCTACATTCGCAGGTGGGTTCTTTGATGATGCGGAAACATGAAATGAATTTGCGGGAGACGGAGCTTTAACCTTAAAAACAAAATCATATTCAAATGGTGATATTTCTGATCCAGATGAATTTTCTGAAGAAGCACCCTCTTTAATGGGAACTGATTCTGTTTGAATCATTGCCAAAGATAGAGGTTATTATGGTAATAACATTAGAGTAGCTATTGTAGATAAAACTACTCAAACTGAAATTTTATCAGGTGGAAAAACTGATTGAGAAGATGGAGAAATTTATAATATTGTAAATAGAATAGATTCTCCGATTAAAAATGAAGAAGATTTTCTGTTACTAGTTCAAAACAAACCAGACCAAAGTGATGCATGAGTTTTAGCAGAAATTTGAAACGTGTCTTTAAATGAAAATGCTAAAGATGATCAAGGAACAACTAAATTTGTTGAAAAATTAGTAAATAGGAGTTCTAGACTTATAAGAATAGCAGTAAATAGTGATTATCATAATTCAACAGTACCTAATGATTGAGTAACAGAGGATTTTAATGATTTGGGTGGTGGAAGAGATCATGATGGTGATGAAATTAATGATAATATAGTTTTAGAAGCTTATGAAATATCAGAAGATCCAGAATCTGTTGATATTAATTTATTTATTGATTCAAATAAATCAACCACTGTTAAAAAAAGAATAGTTGAAATTGCTGAATCAAGAATGGATAGTATGTTAATTGCTGATGTTCTACGTGAACATGTTGTCAATAATAAAGGTAATGAAACAACTGATATTACACGATGAAGAAGAGGGTACACAACTCCTAACTTCAATATAAGTTCAAGTTATGCAGCTTTATATGCAAATTGGTTAGAAGTTTATGATAGATACAATAGTAAATACAGATGAGTACCAGCTTCTGGTTATGTAGCAGGCATTTATGCTAATAATGACAGTCTTACAGATCCTTGGTTTGCACCAGCAGGTTTGGAAAGAGCTACCCTGAATAATATTAGAAGGTTAGCTTGAAATCCTAATCAAGCTAAAAGAGATACATTATATATTGCAGGTATTAACCCAATAGTTTCTTTTGCAGGAAAGGGGAAAGTTATTTGAGGACAAAAAACAATGTTTTCTGAATCTTCAGCATTTAATAGAGTAAATATTAGAAGATTATTTATGGTATTAGAAGAAAGTATCAAAGATTCAGCAATGAGATTTGTATTTAAACCAAATGATAGAGATACACGAAATCAACTAGTATCTATGATTGATCCTTTTCTTGCAGATGTTAAAGCTAGAAGAGGAGTAGTTGATTATTTAATTGTATGTAATACTACAAATAATACTCCTGAAAGAGTAGATAGAAGTGAATTATGGTGTGATATTTATGTTCAACCAACTAAAGCTGCTGAATTTATTAGACTTAACTTCATAGCAACAAGATCAGGTATGGAATTTACAGAAATATAAATAATTTTAGGATAGTGAAAGAATTCTTTCACTATCCTAATTATTAAAGGAGAAAATAAAATGGCATCATCAGACGGATTTTTATCAAATTTTAAAGCGGGTGTAAATGGAAATTTTGCCAGAGCATATCTATTCTATGTAAAGTTTCCTAATTCTGGTCCGGTTAATTTACCAGAAAACCAAGTATTTCTGGTTAGATCATCAAATTTACCAGAATCAACTATAGACCCAATAGTAGTCCCCTACCAAGGGATGGAATATAAAATAGGTTCTACACATACATATTCAGAATGAGAATGTACATTTAATGCTGACAATAAAATGAATTTAAGAAAAGAATTCATGGAATGAATGAAAGGTGTTCATGATCCAACTACTAATGAACATGGTAAACCAGAAGAATATTTTGGAAAAGTAGAAATTGAAATGTTAGATCCATTTCAAACTTTTGGTGGTAATGCAACAGCTAATGCAACTTATAAAGCTATATTATATGATGCATGACCTAGTAGTGTGGGTTCATTAGATTTAGCATATGATAATAAAGAAGTGGCTCAATTTAGTGTTACATTTACATATAATTGACATGAAGAAGAAGAGGGATAAATAATTATCTAAATAAAGAGGTGTTTTAATGAGTTATAAAAATTATTTAAATGTATATGATTTTTCATGTGAATTACCTGGAACAGGTGAAGTAGTTAAATACAAACCTTTAACTACTGGTCAAATTAAAAAATTATTAGTACATGAAAAGGAAACAAATCCAATTGTTTTAGAAAATGTATTTGATCAACTAATTACTTCTAGTGTAATATCTGAAGATTTTGATATAGATAAAATATATGTACAAGATAAAATATTCCTACTAATTGAAATTAGAAAACATAGCAAAGGTGAACAATTTACATTTCAATTTACATGTCCTAAATGTAAATCTCAAAATTTGAATTATTTTGATTTTAATAAATTAGAGGTTATTAAAAAACAGAATACAGAATATGGAGAAGTAACTGCTGGTGATAATATCAAATTATATATAGATTTTATTACTAGAGGTGAACAAAAAGAATCATATAATATGATAGAAAATATTGAGGAATTAACAGATTCACAAATAAGAGCAGAAATGTCACTTCATAGTTTAGCTAGTGGTATAAAAAAAGTAGAATCTCCAGATGGTATAGAAGAAATAGGGGTTGAAGACAAACTTTATATTGTTAATTCTTTAACAGTAGATGACTTAGAAGAAATAAGAAAGTGATATGATAATAATAATTTTGGTATAGATATTAAATATAAACTTATTTGTGATAATTGTGGGTTTTTTGAAGAAAAAACCGATGTGGAGGTAAGTAGTAATTTTTTTTAACCAGAATTTTATTAGAAGGTCAAACATTAGTTAATATTATAAATGAACAATATCAGTTAGCTAAACATGCCAATATTTCATTATCAGATAGTGAAATGTTGGCAGATTTTGAAAGAGAAGCTCATCTTGATATGGTATTACATGATTTAAAAAAAGAAAACGAACCATTTAATAAAATTATTAAATAACCCACTTGAGTTCATAGACTCAATGGATCTTAAAAGGTCTAAAGGGATCATTCCCCTTTAGACCTTTTTTATAGGAGAACTAGAATGGCCACTGAAAGAAGAGAATATATAAAAACAATAAAAAATTCATTAGAAAAATTTAATGAAGAGAGTCAATTAATATTTGAGCAACTTCAAAATTTGAAATCTGATGATATTACTCTTCAGATCTTAATAACAGAAATACAAAAGATCAGAGAAAATACTGTCTCTGAAAAACACTATAACAAATTAACAAATATTCTTAATCAAATACAAGAAGGTGAAATTAAAGAATCAGATTTGAATAAAAGTGTTGATGAAATTTCTGAAGGTTTTATGAAGGGAACTAATACATTATTAGAAGGTATTGGTTCAAAAATTGGAGAAATGGCAGAGCAAAATGAATTAATAGTCTCTGGTATTAATAAAGTAGGTGGATTTTTTGGTGAAATATTCTCCCCCTTTCAAGAACTTTTTAACCTTATAACTGGAACATTTTCTATACTTCAAGGTGTCTTTGGTTATATGACCAAGATTCCTACTTTATTAATGGGATTAATGAGTGTTATTAGAAAAGACCCAACACCTGACAAATTGGATAAATTAATTGATCTTGAAGAATCTAAGATAAAGAAAGAAGATAGAGAAATCAAAGATGATAGTAGTATTTGAAGTGAATTATTACTAATAGCTGGACAAATCACAGGTGGTATAATGGCAGGAGTAAGTGGATTCGTTACAGCTGTTCAGAAAGACATAGTGAAAATGTATAAACCATTTATGAATGTATTTAAAAATGGTATATTAGATCCAGTTCGGAATTGATTCAAAAAAGAAAACTGAATCACAAATATGTTAAACAGAATAAAAAATATTAAAGGAATAACTAGAATAGAAGGATTAATTAGTAGATTTAGTGGAATTGTTGACAGAATAAGAAATATGTTTACGTCTGTGATAGAAAGATTAGGTAAAGTGAGATCATTAGTAGATGATTTGATAAAACAATCAGGAAAATTTGGAAAAATTATTGGTGGAATTTCTAAAGCACTAGGAAGATTAGTTTGACCATTGTTGATTGCTTATGAAGTTATAAGAGGAATGATAAAAGGAGAAACAATAAGAGATAAAATATTAGAGGCAAGTGCTGGTATTTTATCTATAGCAACACAAATACCGGAATGAATTATTAATGGATTGTTATGAGCATTTGGTTCTGAATTTAGAGTAGATTTTGGTAGAGAAGCAATAATTGAAGCAATAAATGATATAAGTGATTGGTTATATAAGAATGTAACTGAACCAATAACAAATTTCCTGAAAAATTTTGATTTAAAAGAATCATTCAATAAACTTGTTAATAAAATAGAAATTACTATTAGTGATTCATTTGGATCAATACTAAAAAAGTATAATAATCTGAAAAATATGTTAATGGGATTTTGAAATTCTCTAATTAAAATGAATTTTCTTGATTCTGATTTGTTTAGTACAATTACAAATTGAATGGAATGAACCTTTGATCAAATTAAAAAACCATTCATGTGAGTTAAAGAAAAACTACAAGAAACTGAACAATGATTAATTAATCATACATTGTTTGATAAACAAACAATAGATTCATTAAAACAATCAATGTCTAGTATGTTTAACTGGATAATTGTACCTTTCAAGAATGTACTAACTAATTTGAATGATGTACAAAACTGATTAATAACTACTGTATTTGCAGATCCAACACAAACATGAGAAAGTATTAAGAGTGTAATGAGTAATGTGTTTGATTGGATAACTATACCTTTCAAATCAGTATTAGAAAAATTACAAAATTTTTGAAATTGGTTAACTACAACAGTATTTGCAGATCCAACACAAGCATGAAAAGATATTAAGAGTGTAATGTCTGATATGTTTAACTGGATAACTGCACCCTTTACAAATGTACTAACTAATTTGAATACTGTACGGAATTGGTTAACTACAACAGTATTTACAGATCCAACACAAGCATGAGAAAATATTAAGAGTGTAATGAGTAATGTATTTGATTGGATAACTATACCTTTTAAATCAGTATTAGGAAAATTACAAAATTTTTGAAATTGATTAACTACAACAGTATTTGCAGATCCAACACAAGCATGAGAAAATATTAAGAGTGTAATGTCTGATGTGTTTAACTGGATAGCTGTACCTTTCAAGAATGTACTAACTAATTTGAATAATGTACAAAACTGATTAATAACTACTGTGTTTGTAGATCCAACACAAACATGAGAAAATATCAAGAGTGTAATGAGTAATGTGTTTAACTGGATAACTACACCCTTTACAAATGTATTAACTAATTTGAATACTGTACGGAATTGATTAACTACAACAGTATTTACAGATCCATCACAAACATGGGAAGGGATTAAAAGTACAATGAGTAATGTATTTGATTGGATAACTATACCCTTTACATGAGTTAAGGATAAATTAAAAATATTTGAGAATTGATTAATTAATCATACATTGTTTGATAAACAAACAATAGATTCATTAAAACAATCAATGTCTGATGTGTTTGGTCAAGTAACTGCACCTTTTATATTTGTTAAAAATTTATTATCTGATATGTGGAATTGATTAACAGCTACTACATTCAGTGATCCATCACAAGCATGAGAAGATATTAAGAATAAATTATATGGTATATTTGATTATTTAACAGAATTATTTCAACCAATTAAATTTGCAGCATTAACATTTTATGGTTTATTAACAGGTGATTTTGGTACAATGTCTACCAATGTAAAGAAAATGTTGAATTCTTTACAGAATGTAATGTCTAATATATTCAATAATATCAAAAACTTTTTGATGAACAATACACCTATTGGTCCATTAGTCAGAGGTTTTAATAATTTATATAATTTTTTGACAGAGGATAACAAAGAAGAAACAATATTAGAATCATTAATTAATGATTTAAAAGAATTACCTGGACAAATAACAAATTGATTTTATTCAATTATACCTAATTGAAAAGATGATATAGAACCACGATTAAAGAAGATCGTACCAGATTGAGCAGAACCTTGAATATTTGGGAAAAAACTTGATATTGGTAAAATGCAGGACACACCTAAAATGTCAGGGAAGGAATTAATGAGAACATTAATAAAGGGTGATGCAGTAGATAGAAAAGTTGGTTTTAGAGGTATGCCAGATGAATTTTCATTAAAGAAACCAGCATTAGAAAGTATGAGTTCTACACAGGCGAATAAATTATTGAATACTGATTATAAGTTCACCAAAGAAACTAGGGATTCATTAGTAGAATTAACCAAGAAAGCTACTAAGAAAAAATCAATTTATACTCATGATGTCACATTAGAGAATATTATGGGTAATATCAAAGATATTTTAAAAGGTGATGTTTCTTACTCAGATTCAGACACTACATTTATTATAGAGAATAATAAATCAAGAAATATAGATAGTATTAATACAAGTATTTCAAGAAATAAAATAGAAGAAAAAAATAAAGAAAGAGCAATCAGAGAAAAAGAGATTAACTCTAACAGAAATTTTTTAGAATCTATTAATAATAAAGTTTCTAATAATATAAATAATGACCTGAACAATAATGTAAAAAATGTTAATGAACCGAATAAGGATGAAAGAGAACGTATATTTCCAAGTGAACATATACCAGATGAGATAGAAAATTTATCATTATTCTTATTCACAAAGAATTGGGGAATTGTATCATAATTAGATAGGAACATTGAGGTAAATTATAATGATTAAATGGTTTCCATCAAGAAGTATATTTTCAGGTGAATGAGCTGATAATGTTCTATGAATAGAACTTACACCTAAAAAAATAGCTAATCAAAATATTCAGAAGACTACTTATGTCGAATTAGAAGATGCAGATGATTTAGATATAAGCCAATATAATTTTCTAGCACCAAATGAAATTCAAGAAACTATAAACAATACGTGAGAACCTATGGAAAATATTATATCTGGTATGTCACAGAAAATAGCATCTACGGCAAAAATTATAAATCAGGGAATTGCTCAGTATAAAGTAGATACACCTTTAGTGTATATGAACTCTGAAAATAGACAAGTTACATTCTTATTTAACTTAATTATGAATGAAAAGGCAAATTCTAAAGAATACGTAGTTGATCCAGTTAAGAATTTAATGAAGTGATCAACACCAAAAATACCAACAAAAATAATGTCACAGAGTTTACAAAAAGTAGAACTTCCATATGTATTTCAGGTAAGAACAAAAACAGGAGTTGATGGATATAAAGATATTGTCAATATGAGATGTGCTGCTATCTCATCTATACAACCAACTTACTTTCATCCATATGTGAATGGTTATCCATGTAAATGTGAATTAACAATTACATTTATAGATATAGAACCAATAAGTAGAGACAAAACATTTAATATAACTGTATCTTAAAGGGATATATATGCTAGAACCAATAAATAAAACTTATTATGAATTTACAGGTAAAAGGCTGAAAAATAATTCCCAACTTAAAGCTTTTAATTTACTAGAAGATTCTGATGGAAACAAATTATTAAATATATTCAGAACTTATAGCATAAAAAATTTAAGTATTAATTATTTTTTAATACATGAACTTGATTATGAAGATAGGTGATATAATTTATCTTGAAAATATTATGAAACACCATATTTATGATGAACTATACCTATGGTTAACAATATAGCAAATCCGTTTGAATTTCCAGAAGCAGGAACTAATATCAAAATATTGAAAAGTTCTTATATTTATAGTGTTTTGAATGAAATTAAAGAGTTAGGGAAAAAATAGATGAAAGATTCAAATGTTAAAGTACAAGATTATGGGAAGGAATTTAGTGTTGGAATTTCAGTATATAATCAAGATTTTTATTGATTATCTAATAATGAAATATATGAATTTTACTTCATAGAAGATATATATTCATATTTAATAACTGGCAAATTAATTTTTTATGATAGATATAGCATTTTTGAATTTGGATCTCTAGTTGGTGGAATACTTATCAATATTGTATTTGGAGTAGATAAAGATTTGACATTAACTTTTCAAGTATATAAGTCAGATAGAATTATACCAGAAACTTCACATAGAAATGAAATGAGTGAGAATGTAATAGAACTTACTTTAGTAGAGTCTAATTTTCGTTATTTAGTACAACAAAAATATTCTAGAAGTTGAAGAAATAAAAATATAACGTCAATTGTATCTGATATATTAAAGAATATGGTATTTATAGAGTCAGAACAACAAAATATTGTTGATCAAAGTAGTGAAAGTATTGATTTCTGTATGCCATATTGAACACCACAACAGTCAATAAACTGATTATTATTAAGAGCTTCTTCTAATAATAAATGGGGTTATTGTTGTTATACAAAAACAAAAGCAGATCATAGAAGTTATGCTATTTTAGAAATTCAAACACTTGAAAATATGTTAAGTTCTGATAATATTCTTAGTGATAAAAATGATGGAGTATATAGAATGGTTACTCCTGATTTATATAATTTTAACAGGATATTATCATATGAAGTTTCTGGTACAGATATGTTTTCTAATAAACAATTGAGAGGTGGTCACGTTCTAGGATATGATTTTAAAAGAAAAAAGTTAATAGATAAAAAATTTCAATATTCTCCTGGAAGTAATTACTTTAATAAAGAAAGTGGTGAAGATGTAGTTGATAATTTCACTATGTTAGGTGATTGAACTTTATTAAGTGGAACAGAATATAGCTTATTTAATGATACTGATGTCAATTCAGAAATAATTGGTGAAAATAATGAAACAATTATAAAAAATATTTATTTCAATGATTGAATAAAACGATATTGTATGCAAAATACAGTTAATATTGTAGTTAGAGGCCATGAAGATAGAGAATTAGGAAAATTAATATGAATAGAATGACCATCTTCTAGTAAAGATGAAGTATATAATGCTAATATGAATGGACTCTACTTAATTAAAAGTATAACACATCATTTTTCACCTAAAGGAAAACCAGCATATAAACAAAAAGTTGGTCTTATTAGAAATGCATATAATTATGATGAAATATCTAAAAGACTTCTTTATCCATCAAATAAGATAAATACTACACAACCAACAGGAATAATAGTAACTTAATTATGATAAAAAATCCATTAAGCTCATTACAACCAGAATCAAATAAACTATTTGGTATATATAGGGGAGTTGTTGAAGATAACAGATCAGATCCTAGAAAAGCTGGAAGAATAAAGGTTAGGGTATTTGGTGTTCACACCAAAAAGAAAACTAAAAATAGTGAGGGAACAGAAGGAATTCCTACAGAAGAATTACCATGATGTGAGCCTGCCCTACCTATCTTTGAAGGTGGTGTATCAGGATTTGGTAGGTTTTCACATCCAGTAGAAGGCTCTCATGTTTTTGTGTTTTTTGAAGCGGGGAATCCTATGGAACCAAGACATTTCGCTTCTGCACCAGGAATTCCAGAATCTGCACCTAGATATAATGAAAATGAAGGATTCAGTAATCCTAATATTCCTAATGTTGGTGATGATAGTGATGATGTTGATATTACTGATGATATTATTGTAACATTGGATAGATATGAAACTAGTGATCAAGGTACTAAAGGTAATATTAGTATTAATGATTCATATTTCTGTAAATCTTTAGAATTACCTTGAAGAGATAATAACAATAACATATCTTGTATTCCTACAGGTACTTATGAAGTTTTCTTTAGACAATATCATTATAAACTTAAATCAGTCCCAGGAAGAACAGGTATATTAATACATTCTGGTAATTATGCAGGAGATAGTAGTGAGGGATATTTAACAAATTCACAAGGATGCATAATGTTTGGTCAAGAGTTTGGAACATTAAATAATCAACTAGCAGTATTAAATTCATCAAATACTGTTAATAAATTTGTATCAAAGTTAGAAAAAAAATCTTTTAAATTTATAGTTACAAATAGTACAAGTACAGATATGTCTGTGTAAAGGATAAAATATGAGTTTATATAATGAACTTAATTTTTCTGGAGCAACTGTTTTTGATTGAGACTTCTATCATAAAGAATATTTAAATTCACCTACTATTAGTTCTTCAGAAGGTGATAAACGTTTAATTGCATTTAATACGAGAGATAAACAATTAAAAATACTTCTTCCACCAAAGAAGTATTTAGATAGTTCCGGTATAAGTATTTCTTTTACTGCTTCTAGTGGTATATGTAAGTATAAAGCACAAATTGATAATGTTCCTTCAATAAATACTCCAAATTATTCTGTGAATAATTTGCCTTTTAAACAAATTCAAGAATTGTCTTATGCAAAATGTATAGAATTTGATAGTCAAAGTAGTTCATGGAAAATAGCAAATTTAAAACCTTCTGAACCACATTGGTTGTGTATTGATATAGATCAAGGAACAGTAGGACGAATTAAAACTGATGTTTCTTTTAGATTATTAGAAGAAACAGCAAAGGAATACTTATTAGGTAGAAATGATCCAAGTGATTATGATGATTCAAGTGATTCAAGCGTTTATGAACCTCCAAAAATATGAAAATATGCTCCTGGTGAACCAGATTGGCATAGATTAGCAAGACATGAAAAAATAGAAGATACACCTATTGGGTACAGAAGATCTCATAAAGTTACTGATATAGATGTATCTTGATATTTTTTTGAATGAGATGAACCTGATCCTTACTATAATGCATTATATCCAGAAAATAAAGTTATGGGTACACATAATGGGTTATTATATGAGATAGATGATACTCCAGATAATAGAAGATTTCATCGTTGACATCCATCAAATACATTTGAGGAAATATCTGAAGAGGGACATTTAAATAATAGAAATCATGGAGATAGATTCATATTAGTAGATGAAAATTTCTATAAATTAATAGAGAAAAATTTTTATGAAACAATAAGAAAATCATGTTTCAGACTTATAAAGAATAATAATTGATCTCACACAATAGGAAATGAATTAAATTGAGTTCAAAACAGTAAAATTACTTATATTGATTCTAATAGGAAAGAAGAAATTGGTGCAAATAATGATATCATTATTAATAAAGGTTCTTATGTAAAAGCATCAGAAACATATAATGTTCAATCAAAAGAAATAAATATGGATGCTGACGTTATAAACCTTAATTGTGGAACATCATTATCTCCATTGGTTCCATCAAAAGAAGAGACATCATCTCAAGGGCCAGAAAGTCCAACAGGATCTGCTGTAGATTCAGAAAGTAGAGAAAGTGGTAATGTAGTTACACAACCCTGATGAACAACTATTTAAATAAAACTAAGTAAAAATGGTGATACTATGAAAGATATAGAAATTGTAGATATTTCAGAAACTAAAGAAGTTATTGTTAATGATAATTTTATTGTTGTATATGATAAAGAAAATAAAGAAGTGAGTGTCCATAGTAAAATCAAATTAAATATTGATTTTTGCACTGATTTGTCATTAAATATAACTGGTGCATTAGATTTGAATGTAACTGATAACATAAATATTAGAACAAATAAAGAATGTTTTATAGATTCTAAAATATTATGATTAAATTCTAAAAAAGAAAATTATTATGATGAAAATTTTAACAAACAAATTCTAGGAGTAAAAAATGCCAGGTGTAGTTAGAATAGATGATAATTGTTCAGGACATGGATGTTGACCTCCACGCCCATCCATAACAGGATCTCCTGACGTATTTGTTAATAATAAACAAGTAGAAAGATATAATGATGTTTTAGAAGAACATTGTTGTCGTAGAATTATAGAAATAGATGGTGAGATTCATATTCGAACATATTGTCATGATGGTTTACATCTTGGCATTAGAGATGTATTTGTAAATGAACTACCTATACAAGTAGGACAAGACCCTATTAGTTGTGGATCTGTTTGTGATGAATGTTCTGATAATGTTTTTGCGGAATAAAAAAAGGAGTAAAGAATGGCACAACAAGTTTTTGATGTACATAGTTCAAAATTAACATATGCTACACTTAAAAAAATGTTAGAAATTGTAGATGATTATTTAAGTATTAAGACTAACTTAACATATTATTTTCCAGGAATTCTGGTCAATAATGATGAATGAAGGAAATTGAAGAAAATTATTAAAACTTTCTTAGATCATAATATTAATTGGGGTGGTATTTCTCCTAATACTAGTAGTACCACACATGATTATTCCAATTTAAAACAAACAATTCATTTAAATAAAGATGATGTAGCTCATCTTTATAATAGATTAATAGGTGAAGTTTCCTTTGCAGATGAAACAATTGTTGATTATTTATCAAGTGCTACCTGAACTAACATTATTAATAGAGTTATAAATATGATTACTTATGAATCATTATATACTTTACATAGACAAATTTTTAATGGTATTAGTAATAATGATTCTGAATATACAGAAAAGACATCTGGACAATTATCATTATATGATAATTGTGAGATGCCATTACCAATTAATAAATATACTCCTGATAATGCTAATTATAATGCCTTTATACATCTTCTAGGTTCTGATAATTATTATTCTTATCTGCCTGTATATGATCTTGATTGAGTATCAAGAAATGTATTTAAAAGATTAATATATAAAACAAATAAAGTTACTATAGATTCTTCTCCATATACACATAATACTCCTATAGGTGCAATATTATGAGCAAGAAAATCTGATGGTACATTTTTAACTACTATAACATATGATGATGAAGATACAGTCAATATTGATGGAGTAGAAAGTGGAACAGAATTAAGAATATTAGAATTGTATAGTGAAGGTGAAGAGGAAGAAGTGGAAAGACCATTAAAACCAAGTATTTTACATCCAGAAAATGAAGATACTGTTTTTAATAAATTTGATATTTTAACAACTTCCTTGAAGATATCAGGTGGATTATTTGATTACCATTCATGAACAACTTGGCAATTATCAGATTCTTCTGATTTTTCAAACATATTATGAGAATCATATAGAAATAGAGAGAGTAAGACTTCTATTTCGTTATCTATAAGTCCTTCAGGATATATATCTTGTGAAACAGAAAGTTCATCTGGTCAATTAGCAACCAATGATACTATATACTGTAGAGCTAAACATAAGGGTGGTATATATGGTGAATCAAATTTTAGTGCTCCAATTCATTTTTATACTCCTTCATCATGAACCTGTGAAAGAGGTTTAGTAGATTATGGTGGTATAATAGTTGGTGAAATTAATGATTATTGTTTAGTCATGGGAAAGTTTGATTCTGAACCAACTACTACAAATAATTTCTATATACATTCATCTGAATCAGAACAATTATCGGAAACAATATCAAGTTCAGGTGATATGTCATATAGAGAAGATCAAGATATATATTATGCTAATGTAACTGGTAGTAATACTGATATGAATGATTGATTAGAAATCAAACCCCAACCAGAAAGCAATTATGATATGTTTGTGGATTCAGAATCTGAAATGTTAAGTTTAGAAGTAAGTGGTGGTAACATTGCTATTAGAACTGATGAATATAAATGTTATGTTAATTTAGTAGGAAGTAATGAATCTATGAATGATTGAATGGAATTAGATACTCCTGCAAAAATTTGATGATTAGCTAAACAATATTGTTTGAATCTAGAATATCAATCGTATAATGATTGATATTTACCATTAGCATCTGAATTGAATATGATGCAGAATAATATGTTAGAATTAAATTCTCTAGATGATACAGGAGAATTTAGAACAGAAAAATATTGATCTTCTAGTGTTGATGTTATGGATGAAAAATATTATGCATGAGTAGAAGATTTCAGTGAT